GTAGCCGCTTGACCCTATCTTAGCAGAGTCACCGCTTGAACCTATCTTAGCAGAGTCGCCGCTTGAACCTATCTTAGCAGAGTCGCCGCTTTCGATGAACCCTTTGTCTTTGATAGCTTCCAGAATTGTATCAGGATTTGTTGTCTCTTTAATCCATTCAACTCCAGCCTTAAAAAGACCGGCCAATCCTATTTCGGCTTTAATTTTAATCTTTGACGATACCTGCTTGGTGTCTTGATTATCTGACTTTATTGTACCGGATTGTTCAACCTCACAGAATCTGTTTTTGCCGTCAGCTTTATAGTAGTCCAACACATCAAACGGATTTGTGCATGCGTGGAATCCGCTCTCGCAACATTCAATTTCGCCTTCCTGCACATATTCTTTCCCGATTTCGTACTGAAAACCTCTACAACAGAGATTCTCATCGAAGCCTTTGTAGGCTATAATCTTGTTTTCTTCCATGTGTTATTTGTTTTTTGTTGTTATTATTTATTGTTTTAACTCTTCGAGATTTTTCAACGCTGCTTCTCTACTCGCGTATGTATAATCATACACGGTCTTTATCCATTCATCATTTGGCATACCGTAGCAGCGTTCCATCATCAACAACACCAAGTTTATTGCATTAACCCTTTCAACTCTGACGAAGTAGTCAATTTTTCGGTCACAATACTCCTCCGTCACACCTCCGAGCAGGTGGATAAGATACTTTCTGATTTTGTCCATAGTTCAAATATTATTTGTTTTATGATTGTTGTTATAAGCTGATGTGCGCCACGGGAGGGTAACGTGTGTTAGCGACCTGTACGTATTGCTCCATCCAGTCGTCGAGATGCCCGGCAGCTTCGGGCGTGATGATGATGTTACGGTACTTCTCGACGCTCTCAGCCATCATGCGCTCCTTTGCGTTCTTGTGCTTACATGTAGGGCAGTTGATGTAGTAATAGATTGGCTTTTTCATGTCAGTTTGGTTTAAGAGCCGCATGTGACAGGTGCGGCTCTTAGTTACTACTCTACAAGTTCCCAATCATCTGCAAATACATCCGATATAGATGGCACCCATGAGTCGGCTCGGCCTGTATTGCCGTTGTATATGAGGCATTGGCTTGTGTAGTCAATGAACCCCTTGCCATTAAGGATGAGGTCTTTAGCGGACTGAGGATGTGACTGCATCTTTGGGATAATATCACTCTCGATATGTGCCGGCACTTGCTTGATGACGAATAGATTCTTACCATTCCAACCCGAACGACGAATTGCGAAGCCGCTTTTTAGCAGCGCAATAGCTGAACCGAACGATATACCTGAACAACCACCGTCTTTACTTTCCATCTTAGTTGACCGTAAGCGAAGTACGTTCAAGTATGCAGACATGTTCGAATATTGAACAGCAAGCATTGCTCTCGTAGCACTATCCAATTCCTTGTACTTATCGCCAATAATAAAAACAGACAGTTTCACCATGCGATCAGCAAGTTCGTTCTCTTCGATAGACATTCTGTCAAGCGGAGTGTCGGCGACTTTGTAAGCCTTCTCGAATGGCTCGGCTGGCGACCAACTTTCATAACCGCCCTCATACTTGACGTGATAACCTGCCTTATCCTTTTCGGACTCGTTAGGCACTCTTCCTGCTTGCAGGAGGTTCTTCTCATAAGCCTCGCCCATTGTCATAGGTTCAGCCTCAATGTGTTTTGTACCAATGTACTTTCTCATTTTGCTTTGAATTTTATTGTTCTGTGGCACTATTGCCTTTTCTTGTTTGTTTTCTGTGCTCTGCATCATATCGGTTGTGGCACCTTTGACACAAGGCTCTCAGATTATCGTCCGAGCAGTTTTCGGGCGTGTGGTCGAGGTGTGCTATCGTCAGGACGATGTATGCGTCCTTCCCTGTCTTCGGATTATAGCGGTAGGTGTGGTTTTCCACTCCGCAGAACTCGCAGCGGTTGTCCGCACGTTGCAAAATCCTTTCCCTTATCTGCTTCCAGTTCTTCGGGTATCGTGACTTGTTCTCAGGCTTTATCGGCATTTTTGTTTTTGTTGTTAAAAGCAAGACCTATTTTCACAAACCGGCCTTGCGAAGGTCAATATATACAATCTATGTCAATCATTCGTATTACTGCTCCTCGCCGCCCTCTACGATACGCAGCCCGTGGCGTATGGCTGTCCGCTCGCTACGCTCCGAGCGTCTTGTCTGGCTGTCATAACAGACAGCGTGACGGTCGTCGGGGTCAGCAAAGTAGTTGTATTTCTTTATCATGACATGCTTCTGACATGTCTGGGGCGTGTCATAGGATGGAACGGTATATTGAGCTTAGTTTTCCGTTCGAGGCCGTACTTCGCTCTCAGTCTCTCCTTGCGCCACACCTCCTTGCATGACTCGGACATCTTCTCACGGTACTTCTTGTACTTGGCAGGAGATTTCTCTCTGAGGCGTGCGATGGAGCTGAACCCCTCATCGAGCAGCTTGCGCAGTCCTACGAGTGCGTTCTCCGGCATGGCTTTGCCGCGGAGACTGGCGTAATAGCCATTCTTCTCGCATGTCCGCTTGATGTCGCGTACCAGTTCCTTACGGATGCGTATCATGTCCTTGCGGAGTCCAAGCTGACGGGCGAAACGCTGTGTAGTGCTGTGCGATATGCCGAACCACTGCATGATGCGCCTATTGCTGTGGATGGGAAAATTCTTGATGAACAATTCCTTTATCTCGCCTTCGAGACAGTACGCCATGACACCATTCTCCGTCTTCCGCTTGGGCACCTGCCACTTAGCCACACCAGTTGGTTTTAGCGGTGTCTTTGTTCCGTTGAAACTCATATCAGTCAGCGAGGTTGTAGTAACGGCAGAGCGCGTCACGAGTGCGGTAAACCGCCTCGCACAGGGAATGCTTTAGGTCGTCCTGCTCGACGAGCGGTATGTTGTTGTAGCACAGCCATATTTTGTTTTCAAACTCGCGCAGCTGAATGCTGTGTGTGACTTGTGCGATACTGTCCTCGCGCTGCTTGCGCGAATAGCTCTCTATGAGCTTCTTAATTGGGTTGTTGATTTTCATGTTTAATCCTCCATGTTTACAAAAACTTCTACAGGTTCATCTTCCCATTTGAGGTTAGCATAATCATATTCGTTCAGACCAAAACTCTTAAAATTGTAACGAGTTATAGCAAAAATACGCTTACGTACACTGGGACAAAATCGAGTATCGACTCTAAACGGTTTACCAATATAAAGCCATAATTCGCCATTCTTGTCTCTTGCCACATAGAAATGTACTTTGTTCCTCATTCTTCTTATCTTGCGCTCGTAATAGAAGACTATAATCAACGCTACGATAAAGCCTGGAAATATTAATAGTATATTCATTTTCTTGTCGTATTGTTAGATTATGCCGCAGGCTGCCTCTTCGTTATGGTACATCCTGACGGCTATACTGTGTATCATCTTCCTTGCTGTCTTGGTCTCGGCTTTGTCCTCCAGCGCGGAGACTGACGACCAATGTCCGTTCTTGTATATGCGCCGCGCTTCTGCTATGAGCAGCTTGTCGTTCTCAGTCATTGTCTGTTATGATTATATCCCGTGCTCCCGAAGCCGCTTTCAGAACGTTCGGTGTCCTGCTTGATTTGCTCCACCTTTACCATCGCTGTATTAGGGTATTGCAGGATGCAGAGCTGTGCTATCTTCGTTCCCTTGGGTATGATGTAAGTACATTTTGATTTTCGGGGGTTGATGTCACAGTCAAAGATGACACCTATCTCCCCACGGTAGCCAGTATCCACCGTCCCGATGATGATGTTGCCGTAGATGCGGCATGTGGTCTTCTTCCCGTCCTCCAAGACGCATGTGCAGGGTATGCCCTTTGTGCTTGCCCCTGAACGTGGCAGGACGAAAGCAAAACACCTTGTGGCAAATTCGACCTTGACACCTGTCGGTATCGTGGAGCGTTTTCTCGTAAGGGTGTAGTCCTCAGACGTGTAGAGGTCATAGCAGGCATCATCGTGATAAGCCTTTCTGAGCTCCGTGCCTTCGGGAGCCTCGTAGCCGATGACACGTGTTGAGAACTTGTCTGTCACGTAGGCATTCAGACTGTTCATCTGCTTCTTCAAATCAGACAGCCACACGCCTATTGACAGGGCGTAGAGGATAGCTATCACCGCTACGCAGATTGTTATAAAGAGTATTTCCATGATTATTCTTCGTTTCGCATTATACTGATTGATTTGAGTACTTTCTTTAGACATCCCTTAGTACGGAACAGCTCATCATATTCTACGGTCGCTTTTTCGAGGGCATCTGTTATAAAATCTTTCGACAGCCACCTATGGAGAAGGTCATTAGCGCATATCTCAATATTGTGCTTATCGCTGTTGTCGCAATTCTTCTCGTTTATATCCGGGAATATCTCCGTTAATAACGTCTCCCATCGCTGCATTACATTCTTCAAGGAAAACTCTCGGAAAATTTTAGCGAAGGAGCTTTTGGGGAGCTTGTGAGCGGCGGCGCACTGCGCTATTGTATCTTCCCACGTCCGTACGGCTAACGAAAGGACGGTGAAGGCTATCGCTACGTCCGCCCTGACAGCAGACTCCTCTTCGGTGTGACTCCTGCGTTCTATCAGATAGTACTTATGCCGGAGGGCGTATATGTAATTCTTTATTAGCGTGTATCCCGCGTTGCCAGTGGCTCTCCAGTACTCAAAATACTCTGACCTTGTAAGACTGTTTTTGTATAACTTCCGAGTCTCATTCGCCATGTCACAGGTGTCAAAGAATTTATAAGGACTGTGTTCGAGCTTGTATTCATAGATACCTATCTCTTTTCTTACCAGCTCCATTTTTTTTCTTACAGCGCCATTCGCACGTGTCGAGCGACGCACTGAATCTAACGAGTTGCCGACTATGAGAAGAGCGCAGTTATTACTTACACCCGAAACAACCATCATCAGACGGGAGCAGTCGAAAATGACACCCTCTATTTCTTTCCGCGTTACGGAGGGGGTAATGTTTACGTTATACATATTCTGGTTCATAGTTATTACAATTTTCGATCTTACGGTGCTCGACGTATGTCTTAGACCTCTCACACCATAGCCCATTAACGCAATTACGTACAAAAAGGCATTCATCACATAATCCCATATTCTTCCGCTTTCTCTTTTAGGGCCTGCATCATGGCATTCTGCCCAGATATTTTATTTTGTACGGCCAGCAGGGCCTTCTCATCCATCGTGTTCTCCACAATAAGATTGTAGACTACTACTGACATCTTTTGACCTTGCCTATGCAGCCGGGCATTGCCCTGCTCGTAGTATTCAGCATTCCATCCGGTGCCGAACCATATTATTATGCGGCCTCCATGCTGCATATTCAATCCGTAGGCGGTAGAGGCGGGATGCGTGAGAAGAACGTCAATATTACCGGCATTCCATTCTCGCAGCTCTGTGTCGCCATTATACACTGCCATTCTCAGTTCCGTCTTTGCATTGGCCCTGATAATCCTTTCCACATCATGCCTGTACTGATAGAATACTAACACGTGCTCGCCTGACTCGTGCGCCTCTTCAAGGAGCTCGGATAGAGCATCCAGCTTCTCGTCATGGAACTCTACGGCAAGATGCTCCTCGTTATAGACCGCCCCGTTGGCGAATTGGCAGAGCTTGTTACTTAACGCTGCTGCGTTGGCCGCGATTATCTTATCATCCTCCTCCTTGCCTAAACTTAACAGGCCGTCGTATTCCAAGCTCCGGTAGGTCTTGCTGTCACTTTCTGACAAAGCCACTCTAACGTCCTTGTAAATTATTTCAGGCATGTCGAGATATTCTGATGACTTCATTGTCAAGGCGTGTCGTGAGATAAGTGCAGCAATCTCTTCTACAGCTCCATGCTTAGGGGGGCATTTGATTATGATATTATTGTGCTTTACGGGGTTGAAGAAGGTCTCAATATATCTCGTTTTGCTGCGCCCTAAGGATTTACCCATATCCACGAGATACATCTGCGCCCACAAGTCCTTCAAACCATTTGGGGCAGGAGTCCCTGTCAGACCGACAACCCTGTCAAACATAGGCCGCATTTTTCTGAGAGCTCTGAACCTCTTTGCGGCGCTGTTTTTGAACGATGTCATCTCATCTATGACAAGCATATCAAAACAAATGCCTTTTGAGGCGCAATATTCGAGCACAGAAGCGATTATATCCCTGCCCGCTACATATATATCCCCAGGCGTGTTAAGTAGCCTCTGGCGGCGTTCTTTAGAGCCGTGGACAGATATAACCCGAAGGTCTCTAAGATGCTCCCACGAGGCCGCCTCATGTGCCCAGGTGCTTTCCGCTACCTTTTTAGGGGCCACTACAAGTACCTTTGACACCTCTATCGTATCTATAAGCTCCTGGATAGCGGTGAGAGTTATGACGCTCTTGCCGAGTCCCATCTGTAGGAATAAGGCAGCTTCCCTGTGGGATATGACAAAATCAATCGCTTTCTCTTGATATTTGTGTAATTGGGTCCTTTTCAGCATCGTCTTGTTGGGATAGTTGAATTAAACGTGCTATCTTCTTCCGTCTATATCGGGTGCGCTGATATGCTTTGCGCTCTCTCCGATAGTCGTTATCTAATCGATAGCGTAGACACGTGGTCATAAGCATCCTCAGTTTCCTGCGCTCTTTAAGATATTCAGGCTCAGAGTCACGCTTCTCTTTTAACCTTTGTTTATGAAGCTGGTAGTAGCGCTTGTTATATTCGCTAACTCTCTGCTTCTCCTCGTCAGTTATAAGTCCTCTTGCCATACTTTATTGATAAATTGATTAATTAGATTTGTTGAGTCAATGACAAAGACCTCGAATCCCAGGCGTCTAAGCTGGTCGTGCCGGTATCTCTGAATAGCGCGCGGCTTCTCGCCAGTCGTCTTCAATTCAACCCAGTAGCACCGCCCCCCAGGTAACAATACGCATCTATCCGGAAAGCCGACCTCCGAACTTGATGAGAATTTCAGCGCGACTCCGCCACGTCTCTTGACTTCATCTTTAAGCTTCTTCTCTATGTACTTTTCGCTTTCTATCGTCCTTGCCATATCTTGTAACGTTTTTCACGCGTATACGTGTCTATATGTGCATTTGGCGTTACTGAATGCCTATATACACCTATTTTGTATTTTTATAGAATTTTTTGGTTACATTGTTACAAATTTGCATAATGCTTTGAGAGTCAATATTTTGTCTTGTAACATTTCTTGTAACAAAAGTGTAACCAATTATGTTATGTTACATTGTCACTGCGTATAATGACAATCTTATCTGTAACAGTTTGAATTTTGTTACACCTGCGTTACGTGAAACGTTACATGTTTTGTTACACGTCGGGGTCATACTGTGAGCCTATTCTTACATACGCTCTTTGCACTCCGTAGAAGTCGAACCTCATCACGGAATCCGCTTTCTTCCACCCAGGCATATTCTTCATCATGCGTCCTACCTCCCTGGATTTAGCAACAGTCTTGTCATTGAGCCTCTCATGCAGGCACTCTACGAGTATCTCGGCGGCACACACTCTATCCCTCTCGAAAGCGCCGTCTCGCTCTATTGCGTCATTGTCTGCGAGATAGACAATTCTTTCATCCGCCGCCATAGCAGCCCATTGCGGGGGCAGCTTCTTATCCAGATACTCTTGTATAGTCCCTCTGCGTACATCCTCATTGCTTATATTACGGTTCTCTTGTTCGCCCCTCATATAGGCCTCGCACTCTTTGGAAAGGTACAGCTCCTCGTTGTCTTCGATAGCGTACTTCCGTGCTTCCGCCCATATCTGAGCCCTCGTCTCCTCGTCTATCGTAAAAACCTTTCCTCCAGAGCCCGCACACTCCACAGGCCAGAATCTTCGGTTTCCTCCGTCGCCTTTGAGAAAGAACTCTGAGTTTGTTGTCGCGACAAAGATACACTGCCTTGGAACCTCATCCGTCACTCTTCCGTATGCGGGACGATAGCGATCCGTTGTTCTCGATATGAAAGCCTTTGTGGCTTCTGTCTCTGCCTTGCTGAGGGACGCTAATTCTCCCATCTCTATTATCCAAGAACCCTGCAAGAATTGCATGGCATCCTTTGTTGTGATGTCGGGCAGCGAGTCACTGAACCATTTGTCTCCTGCGAGCACTCTGAACAGAGTGCTCTTGCCTATGCCTTCTTTGCCTATGAGTGTAAGGACATAATCGAATTTGCACCCAGGAACATAGATTCTCTTAACGGCAGCGCAGAAGACTTTTCTCGTTATCTCACGGATATACTTATTGTCTTTGGCGCCAAGGTAATCTATAAGGACATTTTCTACTCGCGGTACTCCGTCCCAGCGTATCTTTTCAAGGTATATCTTGACGGGGTGGAATTTATGAGTGTACGCTGCGGTGAATATTGCATCGGCAATCATCTCCCTGCCCGTTATATGGTAAGTGTCGGAGAGAAAGAACCGGCTATTTATGTCATCAGAATTAGACCACACATGTTCCATCTTTGACGCGTCTACATCCCTCCAAGGAAGATTATGCTTCAACTCGATGCGCATGGTGAACTCATTGTAGAACAGATTGTCTTTGAGCCCTGGCGCATTCTGAGCTATCAGATGAACATTAGTCATGTTAGATACTATCTTGCCCTTGTTGAGCTCAAGCTGCTCCATCCAGTCCGAATTTTCTTCCAGCATGTCTTGCGCGCCGCTTCTAAAGCTGTCAAGATAATCTGAGAAATCCGACCTGCATCGCCTTTGCACTTCCTCGCTCTTGCGTTTCTTAACCTCCCTGTCCTCTTCCGCCATTGTCTCCATTTCTTTGTACGAAGGCGTTCTGTTGACGGGAGTATCTGCACTGACATCTTTATCTAAGTGTCCATACTTATGGATGCGCACAAGGTCAAAAGAGTTGCACATTATACCGCAAGCGGGGTCTGTCGCATGATGCGAATAAGCAAACTTGTCATCATATACCACCAAACCGAGCGAAGATGTGCCGCCAGTATAGGTGTATCTATTATGCTCATTGCTCTCGTATATATCTGACAGAAATGTCTCTATCGCGTGTGATATGGAATAGGCTCTACAGAAATAACCGACTATTCCAGGTCTTTCTGTCGGCTCACCCTTACGCGTCATCTGTCGGCGCATTTCGACCTCTACTCTTCCGGAGTGGGGCCATTGCGACACGTCCTGCCATCTTCCTGACGGATATTCTCTCAATACCTCATCAACATCAAGCGCCTCTCCGTCTTGTTTGCGGAAAACATATACTCCGTCTTTAGGTGTACTCGGCCAATACATCAAGCGTTCTGGCTGGTATGTCGAGTCGTCGAACATCTCGATACCGATATTCTCTGCTATCTTTCTTGAGAGGGCTTCGTATTCTTCGGGAGCCGCCTCCCTGCTAAGAGGCATGACAAGTCTGTATCTCGGATGCTCATCAGTGTGGCTGTGCGTGGAGTAAAGACAAGCGGCGTTACCATACTGCATGGTTATGTTCTCCCAGGAGTCTTTAGTCCCGTAGTCTATATCAAGAGTCAGCAGGCTCCTCTTAACGACAGAGCCTCTTATTCTTCTTCCCCCAGCCACCTCTCCCCCGACAAAGCCCCCGATGTCTTTAATTTCCGATTTACGGTCTTTAGACGCCTGCTCGTACTCGGCTACCGTTTCGGCTGTTCGATGCGTTGAGCTGAGTTTATCTAATAAATCGCTCCACTCAAAACTCCTTATCTTCCAGCGCGTCTCCTTACGGCTGCGTCCTATCGATATATTTAGTCTCATCAGTCTTTAAGATAATAAGGTGTTACATAGCCTTCTCCCTTTAGCGGAAGCCCAGGGGCCCACGAAATGGGCTCGCAAAACACATTCTTTATGTCGTTTAGCGATTGGTCTAAGGTGGCTTCAATGACTGTCTCATCGTGTATGTGGAATACTATTTTAAAACCTTTGGACTCAAGTCTTAGCATAGTATCTATCAGACAGTCTCTCGCAATAGCCTGGACAATATTCTCAGTCATCTTTCCTCCGTAGGTCTCTATACTTTCCCATCGTTTTGTTGTTTGGTTAAGACCCTCATAAACGAATCTGCCATTGTCGTTGATACGCATCTTCGGATAGTAGAGCCTCCTTTTACTTGGCAGCTCTATACATAGTCCTACACTATCCCAAAAGAAGCGTAGCCCGCGTTCTATGGTCGACTCAGTGCCTTGCGTAAGAACATATTTGGCGGCAAGCTCTACATGTCTCCAGAGCCTTACTATTCTTTTGTTTGCGTCCCGCCATTTTGTGACTATATCGTTCATTTCTTCTTGCGACAGCCCCATCTTAGCACCCCCCATTTTTTCGAGAGCGTTTACACCTCCACCAAATCCAAGCGCGAGAACGGCTATCTTGCCTTTAGCCCTCAGTTCCGCATTAGCCCCGTGTTTCTCTACTGGAACACCGAACATTTGCGAGGCCGTGGCGCAATATACGTCTCCGTTATTACGAAAGACGTCAAGCACCCAGTCCTCCCCCGCTATCCATGCTATAACTCTTGCCTCTATCGCCGAGAAATCGCAGACTATAAAAGTCTTTCCATCTTCGGCAATTAAAGCAGTGCGTATAAGCTCCGACAATACTTTGGGGACATTTCCATATTCGAGCATGAGGCCGTCAATATCCCCGTCCTTTACCAGAGACCTCGCGTTATCTATGTCCGGTATATGATTCTGCGGCAGGTTCTGCAATTGGACAAGCCTGCCAGCGAAACGTCCCGTCCGGCTTGCGCCGTAAAATTGCAAAAGCCCTCTTACTCTATTATCCGCACATACACATTCAAGCATAGATTTATATTTCTTAGTCGAGGTCTTCCCAAGTTCTTGCCTAATATATAGTACTCTTTTGGCTTCTTCAGAACTTACTGACGAAAGCAACTGAGCCACTGATTCCTTGTCTAACGATGACAGACGTAGGCCGGTCTCGTTATATAGCCATTGCTTGAGCTGCATAATACTATTCGGGTTACTTAACCCCGTCAGGTTCTTTAGCTCTTCCACAAGACACAGTTTGTACTGGTCGTCTATAATAGACGCGTTGCGTGCGAGATTAACATCTATCATGACGCCTCTGTCGTTGATGGTCTGGTCCAAGAAATATGCTTTACGCTCAGTCTCTGTGAGAGGATTACGCCCATTGAGTTTCCTTCGTATCTCTTGCTCCACTTCCACGTCGCGCTTGTTATAGCGTTTGAAAGTTGCCCACTTTAGCATGTCATGTTCTGGAAGGTTGCGTGTTCTTCCGCCGTTCGCTTTTGTCGGTTTGCATGGGCATGAGAAGTATCTAATTAAAGACGCTCCCTCCGCCATCTTCTTGTTCTCCAGCCCCAGCACCTCAGCGCACTGGGCAAGTGAGAACGGCAGCCCGAGGCGCACCGCCTTGACCATTGTGCAGTCCCATTCTTCCGGTCTGAGATATGCACCTAAGTAGCGTCCGATACATACACGCTCGAAGTTAGCGTTATACGCCGTTTTAAGTACCTTGCCGTCTTGTAGGGCCGAAATAATTCTATCAGGTATCTGCTCTCCACATGCTAAGTCAATAACCCTGACAGGAGAGTCATTAACGCTGTAGGCGAATAGTAGAATGGCAAAGTCCTCTGCCTCCACGTACTTATACACGCCCCCTTTACTAAGGTCGTTGCTGCTGTACGTCTCTATGTCTATCCCTAAGGTATGTATCTCGTCGCTATCGTGTTCCGCAAAATACCGCTCCTCTTCATACTCCTTGCATACACTATACGCTCTTTCAGACATTTGCACCTCATTACCCATTATGCAAAGCCACTCATTTGGCAGGCTACGTAAATCGTCAGTTATTACAGCCTCCGGGACTTTCACGAACAGAGTTGGCTTATTATGCTTGATTACATTGTATACGCCGTGTAGATCCTCAAGCTGACGCTGGCTTATGCCGTATATAGATGCAAGGTCTCTCATGTCACTCTTCGTCGTTATTCGTTTTAATATTCATTGATTTTAGTAGCAGTTCCTGCTCTTTAATTTTTGTAGAGACTATCAGCGTCTCTATAAGGGTGTTAATAACTGTTTTTTGTTCTTGCATCCGCGAATAGAACGATACGCCTAATACGAACGCTATCAGGAACAGCACAAGGAAAAGAACAGCCAGAAACGACTCTATAACCGCCGCTACAAGAACTGCCAGAAAGATAATTAATGTAATAGCACCTGTGATTTTAGTCTTCATGGGAATGTATTTATGCGGAAAGGGGTGGGTTCCGCATATAAGATTAAATTAAATCATCCTCGTCATCGTCAAAGTCGTAGCCTTGGAAGTCACTCTCCGCTGTCGGCTTACCTGCAAGCGGCTCCCCGTCCTTGACTTTAAGAAGATTGTTTATTACAACGCCGACACCGCAGTTTGCCCCTTTTTTGTATGGGAAGAACGAGAGGGACACCAGCACGTAGCAGCCGGCATATACCTCATCAGGGTCTATTATCTTAGCCCCGTGCTTGTCTACAATCCCAGGTTTGGATTTGCTCCACGGTGACATGAAATACTTATTGCGGTATATGTCCGCATACGGTCCCTCATTAACAGGCGTGCCATTGGAGGACTCGTCATTATCGCCATCGCGCATAGGTGTGCGCAGTTTTACAGGTTTTTTACCTCCCCATGTCTCTTTTACGCCTTTGGCGATAGCGCTATTCACGCACTTCTTAACGCATTCGATCGTCGCGTTGTCACTCTTGTCAATAAGAATACTTGCGTCGTACAGGCCAGGACGTATCTCTGAATCCTCAGGGGCCTTCTCAAAAAGATGGTTAAAACCTAAGCGGACGATACCTGTTATCATATCGCGCTCACCTTTCATTTTTGCTTCAATTTTCATACTGTAAGATTTAATTAAGTTGATTTATCGCGTCTGCAAAGTCGGAATCTATAACATGATACTCTTTGCGTTTATCCGTAATTTTCGCGAGGGTTGGTTTGCCAGCAGGCTTTTCAATATACCCGTCCGACATATCTGAAAAAGCTTTCTTCCCTATCATTCTTTCCAACTCGGTTATTGTTCTAAGTTCCTGCGGCTTGTAGAGCATATCCTTTGGTATCGCTTTTTGCAGCACCGCCGCCAGCCCGTCAGGGTTGATTATTCTTCTCACACTCCTGCCCTCGACAAGCTTATAGCCAGGTACAGATTCGCCGTGCAACAGTAACTCAGTAGCGTAGGACTTTATGTCATCACACCATCCGTCGATGGAGTCGGCCTGCATAAGATAATCAGGAAGCTCTTCCGGTGATAATAATCTCGGGTCCCCTTTACTGAGCAGCCCAAGAGCCGCTTCCGCGCGTGCCTTGCATTTCTCGCGAACCTTGCAAAACTTGCACCAGGCACCTGCTTTAAGAGTTGTGGGGCAGCCTATAGTACCGTTGTACGCTTCCTGCGCTTTAGGACGCAACACATCATTGCCCCATGCGACCAATGAATATGCAGGAAGTTGATAAGCTGATACATTATCAAGTCTGGGTTGCACTATTGTCATATTAACCTTGTCTATCCGGTACTCAAAACTAAACAGGTCGTATGCTCCAAGCGCATATATCATCATCTGCGGGTTCTTTTCGGAGCTTACCTTAACCCCCTTGCCGTGCTTATAGTCAATGACCTCAATGGCGTCGTCACTTATAATAACAGCGTCCGATGTGCCATATCCCTCTGTTATATACTCTGAGAGGTCGAGGTATACCTCTACAAGCAGCTTTGCGTCGGGTGTGCGTTGTTTAGCCTCCTTATACTTGGCAAGAACTATATCGCGATAATAGTCCGAGCACTCCTCCATTTCTTGAGAATACAGAGGCTCCTCAACCCACTTTCTTCCATGCTCCTTAGTATATATGTCTTCTGCATTTCCATGGTCTATATACGCCTTGAGCTTAGACTCACATATCGCATGTGCAAGAGTGCCTTCTTGTGCGTATACAGACGCGGTATCCGGCTCATTCATCTCAAGCGCTGGAGAGGCCGAGCATGACAGCCACCGATACGCTGAGCTCGGCGAGAGTACGGCATGCGAATTAGAAGGGAGCTTCATCATTATTCTCGATGGTTAGCATTCTACAATAATCGACAAACTCTTGGCGCTTATCCTGCGGCAGCTTCGTTGAGCTGTCGAAACCCATCTGCGAAACTTTTTCCCTGAGCTTGCTATTAATCTGGGCTTTCAGAAGAGGGTCTGTCTTGCCCTGCATAATGCGTTCGCGGCATTCCTTAATCTCTCTGCGCAGCTCTACGTCAGATATTCCTGGAGCGTCCGGTTTTGCCTCGGCATCAGGCTTCTCTGGGGCTGTATCCTTGACTGGCTTCTCTGCGACCGCCTCCTTGACAGGCTCCTCTTTAGTCTCTGCGGGATCATTATTTACAGGAGCCTTAACTTCTTCCTTGTTATGCCTATCATCTACCAACATGAGCGGCGCTTGTACGCGCGCTACGCTGCCCAAGTTAAACCCTTGCAGCAAGCTCTTGACCGACTGTGACAGGTCAATTGTGATATTAATATTAAGTTCCATATTATAATAATTGTTTTGCCGAGTATGCGGCTATTAAACATTTAATCTCCGACAGCGAATACCAAACCGCAGCGTTTCGTGCGTGTGACAGCTTGACTGGGTGAAGCATTTTTGCCTGGACCCATTTCTTTAGGTCTCCGGGCTTATAGCCCCTCCTGCGCAGATACTCTTTTGCCTCTGTCTGCTTAATTCTGTCAGAATCAGGTTCTATGCTTTTAATATAGGTCTGTACCGCCGCATCCGCCACATCTGTCATAATGCGCATCATAATCTGTACGTCCATAAGCTACTCATGTAAATCTTCATAAAGACCTTTGTTCGTGAGGTGTCTCCCCGTGATAATAGCTGCGATAAGCATACCTAATCCAATGATGACGCATATCATCCTGTCTGTCGTCATAAGTACGAGAGCTGCGGCTGCTATAAACCCTGGTACAGCTCTTGCAATATATTTAATCATAGGGCATCGTTTTTGACCGCGGTTACCGTGACTGTGCAGGTGTCATAATCAACGCTCACACGGTAGTCTTTTACATTGGCTGGCATCTTTCTCAGTCGCTTGACATGCCATACTTGTGTCTTCGCTGAGTTACACCCCTGGGGAGTCTCGCACGAGAAGCTCTTTGTAGCCCCAGCCTTAATCTCAACAATATCATTCTGACTTACTATCATATTTTTAAATAAACTTGATTGATTGATTAATTAATTTACCGTAAATATTTGCGCAATAAGAATTTTGTTTGTATCTTTGCGCAGTAAGTAAATTCACAAGGCCTCAATGGCATAAGTTACTTGATTGTTTACTTGACTTTGATGCAAAGATACAAAGAAAATATGTAAGATACAAACAAAGTAATTATTTATTAACGTTACATAACAATACAAAATATGTATTTAACAAATATTCGTAGTAAAAGACATATATGATACAGAAGAATGAACAGACTCCACTTGAGAGAGCCTATAGGTATCTAGTTGCGACTGACAGAATCAGCTCGAAGAGGGATATTGCTGAGATAATGAACGCGAGCCGTTCTAATGTAGTTTCCGCCCTTAAAGGTAACGAGAAGTACAATACCAGGACTTTCCGTCTCAGATTTAACAGTGCCTTCGGCAATATCTTCAACGAGGCATTTCTTGAGACAGGGGAGGGTGAGATGCTCGCATGCGCGCGCATTAATAATATTATGGTGGAGAATGGCAGTCCTGCTAATAGGTATGGCGACGCCCCTGAGATAGAAAGGAGATGGGCGCCAGTCGTGCCGCAGAACGTAGTGAGAAAACCTAATTACGACATTGCAGGCAATCTCCAGAAGCAGATGGCCGAGGGCGATGTAGAGACATTATACAGCGGGACACTTGACATAGACATGTGGCACTACATTGACACACATGCTCTGGAACCCCGTTATGAGTGTGGCGACTGCGTAGGGCTGAAAGAGGTCGCATGCGATATGCTCGTACCTGGCGATCTGTATGTTGTTGATACCATAAGCCGGGGGCTACTTACCGCCTACCTGTATAATAATGATGGCGGCGGGTATATAGCCCGCGTAGAGAATCCGAAATACCATGACTACTACATCCCAAAAGACGATGTAATGCGTCTATACCGTATGGTCATAATGTTTCGCCGCAGCTCATAATTTCGTAGCTTTTTCCGTTTTATTTCCGTCAACTAAAATGTAAAATCCTGTAATATATTGTATTACAGTATATTAAGTTTAAGTATATATATGTTCACACCACACACAGCTTGTCATGCGGCTACATCGCTGACTGATAAACTCTTGCGGGCTACACATGTTTTTCCAGAAAAACCGCCAATTATAAAAGTTACGTAATTTTACTACTTTTAGAGTAATTAATTCCGTCAAAATTCCGTCAGATATGGCAACAGTGACAATCGAAATCGGCAAGCTTAACTCCAAAGGGCTGCGACCTGTGACTTTTCTTATATGCCATGAGGCGAAGAAAAGACGCATACCCAGCGGAGTGTACGTCTCCCCCTCCGAATTAACAAAAAAGGGAAGAATCAAAAACTCAAATAAACTTCACGCCCTGGAGCGAAAGCGTATAGCTTACACCGAAAAGTTAGAGACTCTATTTCTCAATAATATAGGGGCTAAACTAACAATAGATACGATATACTCAGCCCTGACTGCAAAAGATGTAGAGAGTGATTTTATTAGCTATGCGCTTTCATGGATAGACAGACAGGACAATAGAAGCGTCCCTGGATATAAAACCGCTATCAACTCCCTGCGCCGCTATATTCAAAAAGATACCCTGTCTTTCAGGGAAATGAATTACGCTTTCCTGCAAGGCTATGCCGAATATCTAAGGCCGTACCGGAGAGCGCCTAACGCGTATCTCGGTTGCATTAAGCATATATTCCGGGCAGCCGTGAAAGAATTAAATACTGAGTATGTAAAAGTTATAGACTTTAATCCTTTTGAAACTTTCGGAGTTCCACGCCAAAAGATGAATAAGGGCGTACGCACGCTATCATTAGAAGACCTGCTGCGTATTTTCAACTATAAGACCGATAACAAACGCACATCTTTAACCCGCGACGCCTTCCTGCTATCTTTCGGTCTTATGGGGATGAATGCTATAGATTTGATGAGCGCGACAACTTTCAGAGACCCCTATATCTGTTATTGTCGTACAAAAACGGCCGCGCGAAGAAACGATAACGCCTATATAGAAGTCCGCGTACATGAGCGCCTACGCCCGTTATTCGACCGGTACAGGGGCAAAGAGACAGTTTTTTGTTTTTCGGAGAACTACCGCAGTCCGGCAACCTTTAATTCTTTGTTGTACCACAATATGCGTAAAATAGCGAAAGACTTAGATATGGGCAACCTTCAATTTTACCAGGCTCGGCACACTTTCGCCACGCTGTCAAGAAATATGATGAAGTTTGCCAAGTCGGATGTGGACGAGGCGTTGAACCATGTGGGGAGTTACGACATAGCGGACGTGTATATAAAGAAGGACTTTACGATTATCAATGAGAACAACATGAAGCTGCTTGACCGCATCTTCGGTATGCTTGACGAGCAATTGGGGCACAGATATGAGTTTTGACTCGCCAGTCATGTCGATACTCTGCAAATAAAAAGAGGCGTGCCAATGCTGACATGCCTCTTTCCGTTATTTGTTCATCGCGCAAACATAAATCCAAACCTTGCCTTCTGGAGCATCTTTGTCACAGAAGAAAAACTCGTGTGCAGCTTTGATAATCTGCTCGTCAGAGAGCACCTTGCATGTGTCATGATGAAACATGTTGAATGCCACGTATCTGTCACAAGGAGTGGTGTCTGCTGGAAACACAAGGTTTTTGGTCGCCTCCTCGATTTGGGCTTTAGACCAATACTCCCCGTGACGCTCATGTCCGTCCCTGTCGAGCCACTTTGACTGTTGTACGTCGTGCCAGGCGAACTCTTCCGTGTAATGGTTGTGATACAGCCTCCCGTGTTGTTTGCGCATGAATTGCCAATATTCCTTAGGGTGACTGTCCATCATCTTGCACAGTATCAGCTCCACGTCCTCCACCGAGTCCCACATCATCGCTTCGGTAGTCAGTCCTTTGGACTTGGCCTCCTGTATCATTTCCGAGTATTTCATAGCCAGTCCTCCTCATGTTAAGCTGCTGGAAAGGTGGCTGTGACGGTGATGTCCGTTGTGATGCTCCAGCCGTATGCACGGTTACAGCACTTGACGTTCTCTGCTGCCTGTGTCTGGCTTCCCTGCGTTATGGTTACGGTTGGTGTGCCAGTACCCACGAAAGCGAGGGTAAACTCTTCATTAAACATCCTTGTCTTAGTCCGGCAGGTGTTGCATCCTTTGGGGACATACTGAATAGAGCCGTTGGCCTCTATCGTGATGAAAGCCGTGCCGTTCACGACTTTGATTGACGAGACGGAGTATGTCACATTACCCTGTGGCTGCACGGCATCAGTGAGACAAAAGGCGTTGCATAGGTTCTTCACGATTCGAGCCGCATACTGCTGACTCGTCGCGGCGATAGCAATAGGTGTTAATTGTATCATGGTGTTTGTGTTGTGTTGGTGTTGTCGCCACTTGTCTTTACCTCGTATTCGGGCGACGCGCCTACGGGCAGATTGTATTCGAGGTAGTGTTTCAGCTCAACCAAATCGTCCTTGTCGAAAACGACATTACCGTCAAAGAGGGACAGGCCGTTGTTAGCTATGGCCGTATCGACGAACTTGTGCGCCACGTGTGGCAGAGCCTCGTCGGGAAATCCCCTTAGATATGACTCTATCATGGGGATAACCAATACCTCCGTCATACCCTGCATGAGTGGAGCAATCTCCTTGCCGAGCGACCAGTTAGGGCTTACCCACCCCGTCGAGCGCACCTTGTTCGTCATGCCCTGCACCCACGGAAGACTGTCCATGCGCCCCGACAGAAGTTGCTCTATGGCTGGCTGCGCCCATTTAGTTATGACCGCAGCCAAGATATGCGAGTTAGTGAATACTGCCATGACCGGATAGGATTAAGAGTTGCGACAGCAATCTGTGTCACATACATTGTATGACGGTATGACGCGCTTGCTCATAGATACGAGCTCGTCCACCTGACGCTGGAGACAGCCGAGTGTAGCGGTGTTAGTGCTGTTATATACCGCTTGCTGTGTGTTGATGGCGCACTGAGCGTCCTTGTTAGCACGCACCTCTGCGGAGACCTCGTTAATCTTGCCCATGAGATAGGTGGTAGTCTCCACAATCTTTTGGTCTGTGTACTTGTCGGCCTTCAACAGAGCAATCTCCGAGTCTTTTTCTCCGAGTTCCTGCATCATCTTCGCCTCGTTACGTGTGATGGGCTTGTCGTCACTTGTGATGACCTCGATAGGTGCGTTTGGGCAGCCCATGTTGCGATTGCCCCATCCTCCGAGGACGTTACCAGCGTTAAGTCCCAAGAAAGACGCTATGCCTAAGCTGCCTGCAACAGTGTTGTAGTTGCCCTGTCCTTGTCCGGTCACGGAGTAACTCTCTCCGTTAATTCCTTTGATTTGCATAATAATAAAGTGTTTGTGTGTTGTGGAAGACACTATTATCTTCCGCTTGCAAAGTTAAGCAAAATAAAAGCGCACGGCAAAAAACCATGCGCTGTTTACGTTAGTTTTTATTTTATTTTTGTTTACTTTTTACACACCTCCAGGCTCAATGTCCTTGCATCTTATCGTAGCCTCAGAGAGGGCTATGCGGTAAGCCCTTGACGATGCTATATAAGACTTGTTCTGCGCGTTAATCCTCCTTATCGCCTGTGGCGTCCTATGCAGCAGGTCAGAGACCGTCGAGACGGTAAAGCCAGCCCATAGAAGCTGATTAACGAGAATTGTTCTTGCCATGCAGATATTCTCGTCCTTTCTCTTGCCGAGGACATCTTCTCTTGTTAGCGACTTCTTCCCGTTTCCCAAGTCCGTGGCACAGCAATCTACGACTATATCTATTAATTTGTTCATCGCATTCTCTTTATTGTTACACATAGTAAATCCTCCTTATCGTTAGTTTGATAATCTATTCCAGCGCCACCCAGCATGTCGCCGCCGCCATCGAGAGGGCTGTCAGCTCATAGCATAACAAGCGACTGTCGTAGCGGAGCAGGCCAGCGGTGAAGAGCAGCAGGGCAGGAAAGAGGACGGTGAGTACATCGGCGAGGGATGGGTCTGAGGGGAATGATGACAAAGAGAACACCACTGCCGCCGCACACGCCACATACGCCGATACTACATGCACCTTGCGCTCCATATCTGACGTGCCTTGATAGTCTGCCGCCACACCAATGAATGCGAGGGATGCCATCATCATAAACGACACCACACCGTCGTTGACAGTTAGGGCTACGGGTGTCATCATCGCCGCCACGAGAAGCATGCCGACCGTGAACAGCGAGCCACACTGATAGTAACAATCAGAGAGACAGGATACTACCTTGCGCTGTTTTACCGATGAATACACCACAAGAGTTAAAATAATTGAAATTGAGATAATTATCAAAGTTTTCATGCCATATTTGAATTTTGTTTTGTACCTTTGTGGTGATGTTAGGTTTAAGTTTAATTCATCAGTGAGTTTTACACCAAAGGGTTGTAAAGATTTCATAATTTTCACCTGTTTGCCGTGAGGCAGGCAGGTTTTTTGTTTCCGTCTGTCAGATAGTGAACGACAGCATTTCGGGATAGCCCTGCGTGATGTCGTATGCCTCTACCTCCTCGACGGTGTTGAGGGTGAGGATAGCGGCCTTGTGTGCCTCTGTCACGTTTTGACAGTCGAGTGCGTATGACTCTATCTGTGCGTAGAGCATAACAGCCATGCCCGGCGAGAGGGTGAACTCCTGTCCTCCGAGCCACTGGGACATTGTCGTCGCTCCGAGCGTCTGCTTGGCCTTTGCTCCGTTGACACCCTTGACACGTGTCTCAGCATCCACCCATACCTTCTGCCCATTGATGTAAAAGCTGTTGACGCTATCAGAGTCGTTGTAGGCTTCTATCTCACGTATCTTCTGCCGTTGCGCTTGCTGTAGGGCCATACGGTTTACAGCCTCGACGCTGGCGTTGTAGTCCGCCATAATCTCATCCTCTGTCGGCTCATGGTCATACTTGGCCGTCGCCACTGTCAGCATACCGTCCTGCTCGGACTCTCTCACCATGACACGGTATACATTCGTGTGGAGGTGATGGATGTGCTTATACTCACTCTCACTGATTACTGTTTTGGTGTACGTTTTCATATTTTCTGAGTTTTATGTTATTGATGTTTACGATATTATCTTTGTTGTCGATGGCGAGCCACATGCGCCGTCTGATATTGTACGAGTTGCCGACACGGAGGAAGCCCATGTATGAGTTATAGCTTCGTATCATGGCATCCGTGTCGCCGCCATGCTTATTGTATCGGGCTATCATCCTCCGCATATTCCCTACTGTGCGCCTGCCGACATATATGCGGTTGGGGCGTATGATGTAGCCACAGAAGCGCAGTCCCTGTGACGCTCTTGTCAGCTCTATCTTGTCGGGATGGAGGGTGATATGCAGCCTCTCACATAAGAATACCCTGCTGTCATGGAGAAGCCGCAGCAGGCGGTCTTTGTCGTAGGACATGATGGCGAAGTCATCGACGAACCTGCCATACTCCTCGTCGACAGAGAGGCGTGATGTCAGCCAGCGGTCGAATACCGTCAGATAGAGGTTGGCGATAATCTGATTTGGATAGTTGCCTATCGTCACGCCGTTCTTCCCACGGATGCGCTTCTCTTTTGGCACCTTGTCACGCAGTCGCTCGCTGCCATGCCATTCGCAGTCCACGTATGGCCTGTTGTATATCATCATGCGAAAAAGGCCTATCCACCACTCCATGCCCTCGCCGTCGTACTCCTCACGTATTACATCAGAGACGAGACGGAAGGCGATGCCTGTGTCTATGGACATAAAGAAGCCCTTGATGTCGCACTTCATTATCCATGCCGTGCGCTTGCCGTTGTGCGTTATGCGACGCATCTTCCGCTGCATATCCCTTACGCCATAGATAGCACCCTTACCCTTGCGGCAATTATACGAGCTTTCAATCATCTGTGCGTCGAAGAGAGGCAGGAACTTGCGCATGACAAGATGATGGACTATGCGGTCACGGAACTTGGCGGCAAAGACCTCCCTCAGCTTGGGATAGGTGATGCAAAAACCGATGCTCTGTCCAATCCTATATGTCCCGTCGTTAAGCTCACGCCACAGCTGGAGGTTATTTATCTCGTAGTCAAGCTCATACTCTATCTGAGACGCTGTCCTGCGCTTGGTGCGCCGGCACTCGTAGTATGCGAGCGTCACATCCTCTATCGTGACGTGTTGTTTCATCTTCTTTGTTCTTAATCGGGAGGATGGGGGATGATGCCACCCTCCCGTTGTCATTACCTTGATGAGAATAGCGTAGGCGCAGACAGGCGCATAGTTGTTGCCGTTGTTCTTGTTGTTGGACGAGACATATCTGCTCACGTAATAGGCGTTCGTCGCCGACTGCTGCGTCTTGATGCCGCTCACTACTTAGCTGCTCCGCCTGCGATTGGCGGTTGACAGCGGGCATCACCTAATGTCATCGTCTGCCGCCGTGTCTTGCTTGGCAGCTCCATAATGACTGCTCTCTCCAGCGGCCGTTAGTGTGCCGCATGGACTCTGGCTTGCGTTCCGCAGTGCTGTCGCCTGCCTTCCTGTCTTGTCAAGCAGCGACATTATGTTAGTGGTCTGCCGTGTCGTCAACCACCTCAGCTCTCCCATGAGCCGCACACGGCTCTTGATGCCCTGGTGTATCTCAAGATAGCTGTCATAGGCGTAGTATCGCTTGGACTTGTACTTGTTCGCCTCATAGACGACATCGAGAAGACGGAGCGCACGGCTGAGACAGTCGTTCATTATGCCATAGCGCGCGAACTTTGGCATCGACGGCTGTCTGTCGCCCTTGACACGATGCCCTTGCTGATACTGCCCGATGAGCTTGCAGAGACTGAACGTGTCTACAAATATTGAAAGTTTATCCGCTAACATTTTAGTAAGTGTTAAAGTTTGTTTGGTTATTTTTAGCTCGACCATCCGCTGCCAAGCGGATGGGTTAAGACTGCCACATTGGACTGCCTATTGCTCACACGAAAGGGGTGAAGGGATGAAGAGGTAAAGGGTTAAAGAGTCGGTTTAGCGTAGGCGCAGACAGGCGCATAGACGGCGCCGACGTTCTTGCCGTTGGACGAGACATAACTGCTCACGCAATAGGCGTGCGTCGCCGACTGCTGCGTAGATGTTCCTTTGTTGAAATTCCAGAACTTGTTTACCACATCACCGTCTGGACGGAGGAATGTGATGATGTCGTTGATATACGTATAGTTGGCGATGAGCGGTGCGTACTGTCCTGTCGAGGGCGTGAAGCCCTGCAACGTCGTCACGCCGAGGGCGTATGTCTCACGCAGCGTGCGTGTGTGACAATCGGTGTTAATGCCACGTGACAGACCCTCCTGCACGATTAGATTTGTTGCCATAAGGCCGTCATAGTAATACTCCTGTGAAGCGTCGTTGCCGTTGAGAGGAATGGACGTGAACTGCACAGTCTGCGCCGCCCACGACATAGTTCTTATCTCCGTCTTGTCCGTGTCAAACTTACGATATGCCATCACGTCAACAGACATGAAGAAATCGCACCCCACGGCAAGAAGCTCCTCTGTGGCGATATGCAGGAGAACACCCTCTGAGACATCCTTGCCGCTGGCGATGAAACCGTCATACGTCCACTCTCCACCGTCCTTGTCAACTATGAGGATGTCAGAGAGATAGGGGTGGAAAGAGACAGGTATGACACGTGCCGCACGGTCAGCGGTATATGTGGCAGAGTACGCTCCTGTAATAAGATGCAGGTCAGCAGGCTTGTCAATGGACACACGATACTCTTTTCCGATAGGCACGAAGAACTGTGCCTGTCCGTTGGAATCAGCATTATACACCGTCTCCACACCGTCTATTGTGACACGAGCCACACCGTCGGGATATGCCTCGCCACCGTTCCACGTCGTGTTTTCTGGGAATTTCATGAACGATATTGTCACCTTCTCTTGCGCGGCGACAATTGCCTCATGATAAGTCACCTCAATTCCACGAGTCTGGAGAGCCGCCGTGTATGACAGTCTACCTATCGGAGCGCACCCCTCGATGTCTGGAAATACGATGTCATATCTCAACCCCTTAGTAACCTTAAACGCCGCGAGTCCGTTGCTATCAGTAGTGTATTGTTGTGGAACGGTGTTCTCATTGATATACACGTTGAGGACGAGACCAGCCGTAGAGATACCCTCCACATCGGTATAACACGCCACGGAGACGTTCTCGTCTGGCCCGTTATACACGAGGTTAGCCGCTGTGTTCGCCCTGTCAGCAGCATCGTTGGCCTCCCCTGCCGCCGTTGTAGCGTTCTCAGTAGCATTGTTCGCTGCTGTCGTCGCCTTCTCGGCTGCTGATAGTGCGGAGTTGGCTGTCTCCACGGCTGCCGCTGCGTCGGATGCCGCTTTTTCGCTCTTGGCGATAGTCGCCTCTGCCGTCGACGCTACCTGCATGGCGTTGTTCGCTGCCGTCGTCGCCTTCTCGGCTGCTGATAGTGCGGAGTTTGTGGCTGTGACGCACTTCTCGTTGTTCTTGATGCGCTCCTGCTCCGCTTCCTGCCGTGATGTCTCGTTCTGCTGGCGAGTCTTCTCAGCCTCTATGCGCACAGACTCGGCATTGCCCCTTATTGTCTCCGCTTCCTGCCGCTCGCTCTCTTTCTGCTGGCGCAGGGTCTCGGCCTCGGCACGGTTTGTTTCTGCTTGCTGTCTTGCTTTCTCCGCATTCTCCCGTGCGGTCTCGGCATTAGCTCTCTTGGTCTCAGCATCGGCTCTTGCTGCCTCTGTCGCCTGCCGTGATTTCTCCGCCGACTGTCTTGCTGTCTCAGCCGCCTTGCGCTCCTGCTCGTTGTCGATGCGCTCAGACTCGGCTTGCTGGCGTGCTGCCTCGGCTGTCTGGCGTTCATCCTCTTTCTGCTGGCGCAGGGTCTCTGCCTCTGAGCGTGATGACTCATTACGCACCCTCTCTGACTCGTTGGCCTTGCGGATATTCTCAGCCTCTATGCGCTTCGCTTCCGATGCCGCACGTGCTTGCTCGTTGGCAAGACGGACAGACTCGTTCTTAATCCTCGACGCTTCGCTGGCCTTACGCTCCTCCTCGTTGGCTATACGCTCCTCCTCTTTAGCGATGCGCTCAGACTCAGCAGCCACACGTGCGTTCTCAGCCGCCTCACGGGCTTCCTCTGCTGTCAGCACTTTGTCATAAAGACCAGTGTCGGGGGCAAGGATAGCAATAGCCGTGTCCATGAGCAAGGAGTCCTCTCCCTCCTCCGTAACATCAAAGGAGGTATCTGCCGATGCGTTGTTGTCGACAATGGCAATCTGCTCATACTCGTTACTACGCCAGTCAACACCGCCTATCTTGCCCTTTACCTCTAAGGCGTATTTGCCGACATACAGTTGGTCGCCCTCCACCTTTGCGAGGATGACGTTATCTTCGGCCACGTCGATAGTGTAGGCTAGGGATATGCGTCTGTATGTCGAGCAGATATTGACTACGATGTCCGTACATGCAGGCAGAGGCATGGGTATGCGCTCACCGTTGTAGATACGCACAACAGGTATGCGCATCGTGAAATCGTTACCTTTGGTTATATGCTTCATAATCTTATGGTTGTATTAATTAGTTAAGTCAATGCTGCAAGAGCCTTGTCATAATACCGCTGGCGTTGCTGGAGGCCGTTTGTGCCGCCGTTGATGCGCTTGGTAATTTTGATAAACTCCTTGCGGTCAGCGTAGTAATTGAGGCTGTTTGTCTGCCAAAACCACATCGACGAGCGGACAGCACCGACAGGCTTTGCTATGAGGTCGGGCTTGGCGACGACATCATATCCACAGTAGGCTTTGTACTTGATGTAGTTATACTTGCCTGTTAGCTGGATAAGTCCACGCCCCTTGTACTTAACACCATCCCCAGGCGATGTGTTTCCGAGGTCTTTCCTGCCCTCATACGCCTTGCCCGACGCTATCTCCTCAGAGTATCTTAGTCCTGCGCTCTCATGGAGTATCTGAGCGAAATACGCCGCCCAGCGGAGCGGTGTCGTTATCTCAAACTCGTCAGCGTAGCGGTTCATGAGGCCAACGATAGCGGCGAGACTATTCCCAGCAAAGTTCGGGTTAGCCTTTAGGTTTTTCTCTGCCTGTGGGCAGATAGCAAGGATAATCTCCTTGGTTATATATACTTTTTCCATTTCACTTTATATTAATCAGATTATAGCTTACGCCGATGCCGATGTAAGGTGAGAAGCCGTTACGTCCGTAGCCATAGCCACCTTGCAGTCCGACGCTTATTCGGCTCGGCTTAGTGTAATGCGTGATTGTACGTGTCTCATAGACCCTCTGACGGTACACCTCGATGCTGTCAAGACATGGATTGATGCCCGACACAACCGCAGTGTATGTGCTGTCGTCAGAATACGTCTTGCGCTCGACTGGCAGACTGACGAGGACACTATCTGTCCGTGTCTCGATGACAGGGAGGAGGAGCGTGTCATGGCGTGCGATGACTGTCTTCACGGGTACAGGGTGAACACTCCGTATGGTGTCCGTAACTGTGTCCCTAACGACAACAATACGCACTGATGCGTTCTCTCCTGCTGACTGTCTGCCAGCCAAGAAAGAAGCAATCAGTGCGAAAAATATAATCACTATGAGAAGAAAAGTCTTCATACCTGTTGTTCTTTTGATGCCGAGTTAAGTCCTTCCTCTATGGCCTCTCCGAGGTCTGGCGACTTACGCTTGGCGAGTGTTATTGCAGTGGTGCGGAGAAAAGCCCCAAGTGTCCGCTGCTTGAGCTCGTAGCCGTGGAGGTAAAGGAAATGACTGATGATGCTCTTTATCTCACAAAACATGACGACAGCAGTAGCACCCACGACAGCATAGACGAAATCAACACCGATAGGCTGGAGAAGAGCCATTCCGAAGACAGCTCCGACACACAGCCAGAGGAGGTAGTCGATGAGCTTGTTGACAGTCCTACGTATAGCCCTTGATGTACGCCACTTGTATTCGTTTTGATGCACAGTGTCGTTACTCTCCTTTGCTATCTGGTAGCGTTTAGATGCCTCGCTTCTACCATACCAAAAATCGGCAAGGACTACGAGGAGAATGAACAGCACCATCCAACGGCACTCAGAGACGACGACAAACAGCTCAGTGCTTGTCAGCCACAGCGTACCCGTGCGTGTTCCTGTATTCATGACAATATCCTTAGTCATCCCCCGATAGCCTCCTTGATTGCTGTGCGTACAACATAGGATTTGAACAGTCCGTCAGCCGCATCTGACAGGAGCTTGCGCTCTTCATCGGTAATCTCCAGTCCCTCACTTGCCGACGAGAAGTACACCCTCTTGCCGAGCTCAGAGCCGGCGAGGTCTTGTGACTGATAGTATAGGTAGTTGCCTATCTGCTTTCTAAGGTCGAGCGTTTCCTGCTGCTCGATGCCTTGAATCTTTATCGCTGCAAAGTTGACTTTCATAATCGTTTGTTTTTAATTATTGGAAAATATTTGGCGTTTACGTCATAATTATGAACGTGTGGCAGACAGAGTGACTGCCTTTGCGAAATCCACCGCCTCGGCGCAAAACTCCTGCACTGCCGAGAGGACAGACCGCTGCTTGGCGGTGTCTGTGATAAGGTAAGACACACTGAGGTTGTTTGTCTGGCTGAATGCGGCAATGGTCTTGCCATCCTCGTTGACAGTGCCGTTGGAGACTTGTCCGCTTTGGTTCATCCCGAATGTGTTTGCCAGCGTGTTGTACGTCACGATTGCCGAAATATCAAACACCCTTGTCTCGTCTGATAGGTTACTAACGGCCATCTGAGCCATCTTCACGTCTGCTGTTGTAATCTTGTTCATGGTTTCATATGGTTTATGGTTACTGTATTGTTGTCACATTATGATGCTGAGAAGTGTCCCGTGCCGACCTGCTCTTTTACACCCGAATAAGTGCCGATGACAGAGATATTCAGAGTATACGGGCCTGTTACGCTGCCGTAGATGCCGAACGAGCTGAAATTAAATTCACTGATGAGAAAGAATGATGATGCCACCTGCGCTGTCGCCACCTGCGAATATGCCGAATTGTTGTCGCCTTGGGTCATAGTCACGGATATGGTGTATTTGTTATCGTCAGATAATACGAAGTCGCTGATGGACACGTCAGTGTACTTGATGGAGCAACTGACGGAGAAGCCAGTATCGCTCGCTAATACCACGACAGCCTTGAGAGCCTTGTTATAATTCTTCGCCACAAGCGTAACCGCCATGCCACACAGTCCGTCATCATTGAGGCTTGGCACACCAATCGAGAAGCCCGATAGCATAACGCCGCCGACCTTAGTCCAGTTGTTCAGGTTGTAACCAAGATTGGTATTGACTATCTCTTTGATGAGTCCGACGCTCATCGTCACAGCCTTTTTTCCTTCTGACGTGTTCGTTGGAAAATCAGAGGGCAGGGAGCCACTTCCCGACTCCGACGATGATGTGCCGCCAGAACTGCTTGTTGGCAGGTCACGGTGGAAGCCAGCTACCCTCAGTCCTTCGCTACTGAGAGGCAGGGCGGCATAGCCTCCGAGGCCGTTTTTAACCTTTAAAGCAATGGCGTAGTCACCAACCATGACAATGGGGTAGAGACTGCTGACGGCCACACCGAGGAGCGATGCGAAGTCAATGCTAAGACTGTCGCCGACGTTAGTCCCAAAAGTTACCTGTATGTCGTCTGATAACTCCCCACCGTCGAGATATAACTGCTTGTCCTGCGGTTGCCATGACACAGAGCCGTAGACGCTCGGCTTGGCAAGATGGTTGTACCCTGCTGTGCCGCCCTCATTAATAAAATCACTGAGGCGATAAGGCGACGATGCGCCGCCCTTTGGTCTGTTGTAGGCGAAAGTCACGTTATGCAGGCTGCTCATATCCATGCTGTTCATGCGTATCATGACACCGTAATACTCGCCATCGCCCTGGCGGTCAGTCCTTGCGCTCTCAGAGAGTATCTGTAACCCAGAGTGGTGTATCGGCTTGTACTTAGCCCACTTGTTGATGTTGGAGTGCGAGCATAGCCGTCCGAGGTCAAAGGTGTTGCGGGAGCTTATCTGAGTCATGTCGCTCTGAGAGCATTTCAATGTCTCGGAGATAGCTCCGATATTGAGGTTTGATTTTGTTATCTTAGATGCTGCCATAGTTGTTATACTGTTGTGGTTGATGATGGGGTGAATCGGTAACGCTTGCCGTTGATTGTGATGTATACATACGTGCCATCGGCGTAAACGTCGGTGATGCCGTGGTTTGCTGCGGCTGAGCCGATGCGGAGTACCGCACCTTTAGTAAGCTGGAGCTCGTTTTCATCTGACAGGTACAGCCATCCGTCGCTGTCGAAGCGTGTCGCAATGCCACAGATATACAAGCCTTCGCTGGCGTCGAGTTTGAGCTGTCCGCTGCTGTCCTCATACAGCGAACTGTTCGCCCCGATATTGACTCTTGCCGCTGTGAGCTGCCCTGTTATGTCGAGATTGGCGAGCTCAGAGACAGAGCCGTCGAGACCAGAGTAGCCTGCCACATTGCCCGTAGCATAAAAATTGACTTGCGCACCATTTACACCTGTGACGTAGAGGGCGTTGTTGGCAGAGTCCCAGCGGAGGTATGCGTTTCCGATACGCAAGGCAGGGTCGGTAGTAGCGGATTGTATCATCAATACACCGTCCTCGGCTGCTATGAGGCGTGAGGAGAAGTCAGCGGTGGACGAGCCGAAGTGGAAGTCGATGTAGGGCGTGGCTTGGCTCAGCTCAATACCACCGTCATCGAATGAGGTATAACTGCCCGTAGAGGCATCACCGAAGTACCCGTTTGGTGAGGCGAGCAAGAAGCCGTTAGGTAGCGTCGCGCCTCCTGCCGTGAGGAAGTCCGTTTTCAGCGTGCCGCCGACACGTAGAGATATGTCGTCTTCGGGGTCACTCCTCACTGCCATGGGCTGCAATACCTTCATTCTGCCGTCGAGGTTGAAGGCGGCTGTCGCCCCGACCCCTGCAAAGCTGCGGTGTACGCCGATGTATGCCGCAACGTTATTTTCGGTACGGTCTGCCTCGACATATATGCCGTCCTGCCCGAAGAAGGTATACTGTCCAGGGAGGAATACCGTGCGTTTGAATGTGCTCTCGCCGTTGAAGGTGGCATTACCCATGACGGCTGTGTCCCCTGCCACATCTAAAGACCCCTGTATCTCAACAACACCTGACATATACACGTCAGCATCGTCGAAGCGGAGAGTGTCTACACCGGTTATCTGGTACGTCCCATCGTTTTCCTGCCACAACTGCCCAGCCGCCGTGATATACCCTGCATCATTGGCAAACGCCGAGACCTTGGGTTTATCGTCGGTAAGCCATGACGGTTTGCCTGTGATGTCTGCCCACGACGACGCACCGCCCTCAGGAGCGTAGATGTTCACCCCTGCAATAGTGGCGATATGCACACCGCTGGAGAGTATCTGTTCGACATCTACAGAACCGCTACCGCCCGATGACTCAGAGAAGCCGTAGGCCGAAATGCTGCCAGTGGAGTAGAGATTTACAGCGTTGCCTTTATCGTCAGCGACGTACAGGGCGTTGTTGGCCGAGTCATATTTGAGCCAAGCCGTATGCGTCCCGTCAGTAAGCCTCAGTCCGCTGTTCGTACCGAGGAGTATGTGCCCGTCATACGACGCACCGAGAGCCACCTTTGCGCCCCACAGCGTCATTGATGAGTGTTGCAGCTTGGTGTTCTCTATTGCCCCAGCAGCTATCTTCGCAGCCGTAACAGCCCCGTCGGCGAGCTTGGCTGTTGTGACCGCTACATCGGCTATCTTTACCGTTGTGATGGCTCCGTCGGCAATCTTCGCCGTCTGCACCGCCGCATCTGCGAGCTGGTATGCCGTGACAGCACCACCAGCTATCTTGTCCTCAGTGACGGCGTGCTTGGTGATGTTCGCCGTGCCGACCATTGACAGGTAGGCGAGAGAGCCGAGAGAGGATGACTTGACGTAGCCAGAGAGTGCCGACGATGTGATATACCCTGCATCATTGTCAAATGCCGAAACAGGCGGCTTAGTTTCAAGCCATGACGGTTTGCCCGTGATGTCTGCCCATGATGACGCGCCGCCTTCGGGAGCGTAGATATCCACGCCGTTGATTGTGGCTATGTGTACACCGCTGTCGAGTATCCGCTCGATGTCGACAGAGCCGCCGCTACCACTCCCCTCGGAGTCAGAGAAGCCGAAAGCGGAGATGTTCTTTGTGGAGAAGAAATCGTAGTTAGCCCTTATGCCATATACAGCAGGCTGGGCTGGCGTGATGACATTGCCATCATCGTCCGTCTCCTCTGCCACAGCCTCCTTTATGACGACTTTGGAGAATAAATCACTGAATGCAGCGAGGCTCGTATAGAGCTGCGCCGCATCTATCTTAGAGAGATAGGTATTGGCCGCGTCTTTTTTAGACAGATACCCCGATAGGTCTACTTCGGGTATCATACTTATTACATCTGACTTCTTCGCGTACAGCTCGAAATTCTCTATAATATCCGCGAATAGCGTACCTATACGTGACGCGGTATTTCCTCCTTGGGACACCTCATCACGCACTTCATACGCCCTCTGTAAAAGTATATTTGTATCTGCCATAATCAACCAATCTTTCTAATTCTAACGCTTCCGCTGCTCCGTGTTTTTCTTCGTGTGCTATCCAAGAGGCCCTTTGCGCGACAATAAGAGAGACAATCCTGCATATATGCCGACGCTATCTCTAAAGCATTGTTGTACGCAGCTGACCTGCTTTTATCTGAAAGCGGCTGCGAGTAGTCATTATCCTTAATGACCATACCGTAACGTGTCGCCTGGAAATCCCCGCTCATTATGTTCTGAGCATAAACATAATAGCTTATAGCAACGCGTAAACCCATAAAGCTTACCTGTTCCCCGTCCGTGCTGTTATATACGCCACCCTCATACAAGGTTCTGTAAGGCTCTGACACGACCCCTTTGCTAAGAATATCGTTATACAGCTTCTCCGACAACAAAGGCTTTATGTAAAGATTTTCCGCCTCATTGATAAAAGCGCTTAACTGTTCCTCCGATACTGTCTTCATGGGACGTCCGGCGAGCCGTACATCCTCAACGGTTGTTATCGTCTCCATTTCCCGTGTTATTATGGCCGTCGGCACCATTCTGGCGCTGTGCCTCGTCAAGGTTGCCGTTGGCGTAGTTATACTGATATATCAAGGGCTCTATACGATAATCCCCGAGAGGACACTCTTTGTCGCCCCAATGCAGAAAAATGCTCTCAATAGCTCGTGTCATGATGCGTCTGGTATTGTCCACGTAAGAATTATAATACTCATAAGCCTCACGTAACACGTCGCCACTAAATCCTACCTTGCCGACTCTGACGCAGTACCACGGTTCTTGCCCAAAGGCCGCATATATACGTTCTACGGTAGAACTTTCTGTAGAAAGAAACTTCTTATCGAAATTAACGCCCTCAATAGCCTGGTATTTCGGTATGTCTTCTTCCTGTTGATACGTAATATCCATTATCGCACAGGCGTTTTCGTCACCTTGGAAAGTAGCAAGCTCCTCCTGCAAAGCGTCGTCGCTCTCCTCCTCAAAGCTCTCTGTGCCATCGTCATTAGTCACAACAGTAAGGCCTTTCCTGCGCATAAGCAGAGCAGCGGGGAGAAAATTATTGCGGACATTACGGTACTTGACGTTAGATATACCCTCGTCTACACTGAGCTCCGTCGTAACCTTGTCGTACATAGTAGTAGGATATACTCTTCCGCCTTGCACACTCACCCACAATATCTGCCCTCGGTAGCTCTCTATGCCACCATCAGCCTCTATCTGAGCCATAACGACATTCTTTATGGGGTTAAACGGATAAACCTTGCGTATGTTCTTCTTGTTGACGGCTACCGTTTTGCCTCTGCGCGTCTTGTTGCCCTCCCAGTCAGGATGAATAGAGATAAACGGTATATAACCATTATCGTCTTCCTCGTCAAGCCTACAAGTCTTGAAAGGTACATATTGCAGCTCTGATATATCCAGGTCAACATTATAATTAACATGCAAGGCAAAACCATTGAACTTACCTATATCAGATGCGACCTGTCTCAGAATATCGTCCATAGTATCACCGTAACGGTTGCAGACGTATCGCGCGAAGTCCTCATTATAAAACCCGTTGCCCTCGAGAAAGGATATATACCTTTCAAGGCACGTGCCGCCAGTAGGAGAGTTCTTTATCAAGTCCTCCTGCCTGTTCGGGTAAAGGTTATCATCCCCGTACATCTGTATGCCCCAGGCTGAGTTATACGATACGGTATACCTTTTCTGCGGTTGCTTAACTGTTTTATAATTCATTGTTTACTTTTTTAGGTCTACCTCTTTTTGTTTTCTGCGCGGGAAACTCAATGAAGTCATTTATGTTCTGCGGGTTCTCCCGTATATACCTCTCTGCCACCTCGTCAGGTATGTTATGCGAATAATATTCCGCTTCTCCGAAGAAGTGGACTAATATCCCTGGCTTTAACCTGTAGTTTGTTTTATCTGGCATCTTCTTATCTTGTTTGAGTTTTGCGAAAATAAGGATATACGCGTCCCTGTAACAGTCTGCGCACCCCGTAACTGTAATATTCTTCTGGAATAAGAGGACATTCAAGTCCTCTAAAAACAAACGGTCGGCGGATGAAAACCCCGCCTTATAGCGTTCCTTCATTTCCGCCAACCGTTCGATTGCCTCGTTATAAGTAATATTCATTCTACATAATGGCTAAAGTCTATTTTTAAGACGGGCTCACCGGGGTAAGAAGCGCCTCTATGGCCTCACGTGTCACCTCGACAGACGATTTCTGGTCTGAAGAGGGCTTCAGATAATAGATACCTGAAGTAGGAGCATTGGTCTCCTCAAGAGCCACGGACCATCCTCCATCAGTGTCCTCTGAATATTTATCGTCGGACATCTCTGTAGCCGCGAGTCCCTGCTCAAGGCCGTAGAACTCAAACGTGTTATCCTTATTGGCGCCCTGGAAGGAGTTCTCCATGATAACCACATAGCGCCCGTTGGCAAGCGGGTCTATAATCTTGTTCGCTACCTCCGCACCATTGTTGAGGATGATGAGATTGATATGCTTGGTGAACTTATTACGGTATGTTCCCGTAGCAAGCGCCTTGTTAGTACCGGTATAAGGCGTTGAGCCTGGCACATAGGCTTGGAAAGCCTGACCGCTTTTCAGCGCGAACTTTGTAATAAGATTGTGGTTCTGAGTGTCGTACTCGATATTATCGAAATCAACATCATCATAGTTCATGATATATGCTGTATTCTTCAAACCCGAGTTGGACATGCCGTCACAAGGGGCAGCAAGGTGCGCCTGTAACTTGAAATCACAAGGTTTAATATCCATAGTTCTTTTCTTTTAAGTATTATTAGATAGCTATCTGCACGAGCGCGTCCTCTCCTACAAGAGTGCCTGCGTCAGAAGCCGCGTAAAGATAATTGTTGCGCGACACCTTATCAAAAGTAGTATCGAACTCGGCAAACATGTCTGTCGCGCTTGTTCCAACAAACAGATTGTCAGGGTTAGCAAATACCGCACGGTGTGGGTTGTTAAGCTTAGTGCCGTCATTCTCATACTTGGTTATGAGAGTGTCCCATTCCGGTATCTCCTGGAGTGGAATGCCGTCATAAGTAGGCAGCTTAACACCATCAGCAACCTCCATGAACGGAATTGTGTCCTTATAGCGAAGAGCGTAGTCTCTACGCAGAGCCTGATAGAAGGAACGTGTCAACATTATCTTGCCGCCGTTTGCAGCGATACGCGAGTCAGCATTAGAAAGAAGGTCATCTATGGTCTCCAGGGCCACACCCGCGGCCTTTATGCCTGCTTTCTGCGCCGCATAAGTAGACTCGGTATTAGCGGCAATAGTAGTGCGCTGCGCACCATTCTCGGCAGTGACAGCGAGAAGACGCTTCCATAAGCCGTCATTGATTTTCAGGAGTGAGAGGTCCACAGAGTTTGTAATCGTTCCGCTCTCGTTGATATGTTTCGCCTGTGTATCATTGAACCATGCAATGCGCCAATACATATCCGTGAGTGCCTTGTTAAGCAGCGGCATCATAATCTTGTTCCAGAACTCTGTAGAGGTGAGGTCATCCTTAGACGTGCCTGTGTTAAGAGACCACTTAGCAATGGTGTTCTCAATCTCCTTGTAACAGATTTTCTTGGCAACATTCCACTCTGTGAGCTCCCATTTCTTCTCAAGGCCTTTAACTGCCACCGAGCCATACTCTGGGTCACACTTGCGGCCGGCCACGCCGACCTCTCCGATGTTATCTACATAGTCAAGAATTTGACCATTCTTAATCCCTGACTGACGAGTACATGTCGAGAACAAATCGCTTTCAGCGAAAGCTGTCGTGAACAGTACCTTGTTTATGTCAGTGACACCCTGATTGTTAAGGGTAAACTGTGAAAAATCTATCATGTCTATCTTGTGTTTGTGTTGTTGTCCTATTGGGTATTATTGTTTAGCCACGCTTATGCTGCGAACGCCAGTTAGTGAGGAAATCCTGGCCGACTGATTCCTCCTGTTTCTGAGCGGCTTTTGTTTTGTCCTCAAAGGCCTTGCTGTCTGGGCGGAACGAAGATGACAGTTTGGAAACTCGCTCAAGCCAGTCTGCTCCACCGTGTTTCTTTACGGCTTCAAGGAGGCCACGCTCATCTTGCGAAATGGCTTCTGCCTTTAGGTCAGCGACTTCTTTCGAGAGTTTCTCGTTGACCTTTTTCAAATCGTCGAGGCGTTCGGACATATCCGATATTGTTTTGTTCAGGGTCTCGATGTCGGATGTGGCGGCACCGTTCTGGTCTTTCTCCGAGTCATCTTCCGGGTCTTTCTTTGGGTCTTTCTTTGGGTCTTTCTCTGGGTCGCACTTTACAATATTTGTTATTGCACCGCCAGATACGGTTATTGTGGAACCGTCCTCCATGACGAACTCCCCATCAGGAGATGCCGTGTCGCCAACTTGCGGATCACCGTCTTCGCGGTCGATTGTCAACTCCGCGCCATCCACAGCTGATACCGTCATATTGACTACATTAAGGTCTTCTGCCTTTTTGATACCGAGCTTATTAAGCATGCGCTTAAACAAAGACTCGTCTACTGCTACTGTTTTCATGCTTTTCTGTCTTTTGTTACTGTCCGTATTTGGTTCGAGAATATTATCAATGAAACCAAGCTCCATAGCCTTCTCCATGCTCATAGCGGTGTCGGTGTCCATTATTTTTTGCAGGGTCTCTGCATCTGTGCCTGTCCTTTCCACGTACAGACTTACTATCTTGTTCTGCTCAAGACGTAATTCATTAGCCTGGGCATCAAGTTTGGCTTTTAGTCTGTCCATATCATCGGCTGTGACGTTCTCATCCCATAAGTCATAGAACGATAGGAATGGGTTATGTATGAGTAATGTCGCGTTCTTTTGTGCGAATCTTGCCCCCTTAGGAGCGGCAAGTAATATGACGCTTGCCATGGAAGAACATTCTCCCTCTATTACAGCGGTTATCTTCTTTCCAGATGTACGTAGAGCATCATAAATAGCCCACCCCTCCATGCAGGAACCGCCACGGCAATGAATATGTATGTCTATATTGTCGTCACTCTCGTCTATACTGTTGATGAAGTCCTTGATGTCGGCAAAACAGACACCATCCAGCCCCATCCACATCTTCATTATAACTTTCTCATCCTGAGGTACTATGTCATTATATATCTCTAATTTTGCCATAATTAATTATTTTCCACAAAGTTATCAAATATCATTATTATGTAAAAATATTTCACAGACAAATTAGTGAAAACGTAATTTCATATAATAATATCGCTCCTCATACGTCTTGCGATGTTATATACGCTTCTCTGCGTGATTCCGTATCTCTTAGAGACAATATCAGCAGCATACTCAACCTTGTTGCCGTGATTGCAGAGGTCTACAAAGTCCTCAAAAACTTTAATGTTGCGCACCTCGGAAAGCGAAATCTTGTTCTGTAAAAAAAATTCAAGAACTTGGCTATTGAGTTTTAAAATGTCGTATCTTTTCATATCAATTTGTATTAGGAATTTTCAACAATCTTACATTTGAGATACCATCCTGTGTGTTATATTCTATCTCGTATATGGCGAAATAACTGTTATATCGCTCTATATACACCGGAATAGCCATGTCGATGTTCGACAGAACCGCCTCCGGCAGCACCGCGTCAAAGGATAATACCTTCGGGGTCTTGAATATTTTACACATCAGAGAATACCGCTCATCGCTCTCCATATTCTCCGGAAATTGCCAGACCTCAATAGAGCATTTATCGGGTAGAGCCGACTCCGAGGTTATCGAATAACTCCACGGACGAACCTTTACCTGGTATGTGATAGCTCTGCACTCCTGAGGAACAATCCTTGCGATAACGGGTTTGGCCTCTGAGAGCTTGTATTGGTGTCCATTATCCGTAGTCCATAAAGACTGATTATTGTATGTATTCACAAAAGGCGCTTTACCATTCGCCTCAAACGCACCATAAAAAGGAAGCTGCGCAAATGTAGAAACATTATCAAGTGAACTATTGCCAATCAGTATTTTGCCATAGCTATGCTTATATCTGTCCTCAAGAAGCTCAGTGGGTTTCTCCTCTCCTGTAGAACTTACTTCGTCGTTCTTCATCAGAAAATAGTTTTTCTGCGCGTAAGACTCTGACAGAGAAGCCAAAGAAAAATCGAGCTCATGGTTATCCGTATCCTCTGATAAGAGATAAGGAGACCAGTTGTAAATCTTTCCTGAACTGATATTATCCTCTATTTCTGAATATTTTCTATATTTCACCGCACCATCCTTCATTATAGGGTAGGTTCCCGTTATGTGGCCTAAAGATTTAAGAAAGTCTAAGCACGATATATCTGGCAGATTTTGGAAAATATTGATATAACGCCCCTCGTCTGATATATCGTCATATCTCAGGTACAGATTGAAGCTTCCTTTATAAGATTGCGTCTCAAGATAACCAGACGAGTCAGACCTGTCTGAGAGCTCAAAGCGGAGATAGCAGTAATCTAAGGCAGAGTAAAATATGTCGGTCTCTACGTTTTCCGCACCCTCTGCTTCTCTACACTCAAATCTGTATATACACGGCAAGTTCTCAAGCTCATCAGTGGTAGTGGCAAAACCTGAACGTGTTATAAACCTGCCCTCTATAGTTCCTATGGTGTACCAATTGTCCCCAGATGAGCCATTGCCGGCCTTACGTGTCTGTATTTCAATTACTGGTTCTGTAGCCTCCTCCTTCTCTACGGGTATTCCCTTTAGAGTTATCTCCATATAGCCGTCTATTACGGCCCTCATACGAATGTAATTCTCATAAAATTCTGTTCCGTAAGAATTAGCTACGCCCTCAAGCTTTCCGTCTTTAGAGATGAAAGCCTGCGGCACTTTTAATACTGAATTATACTCTGTATAAGCATCCTCTCTATGCGTAACTGTGACATGCTCTATGATATTATTAAAGCCGAATGATGCTTCCTTGGTAATAGAACTAAAGTACATCATCCTCGTCTCAACTCCAGCGGGTTTTCTAAGACTAAAAGTAATATAATTACGGCTCCATACGCCTTTTGAGGTAGTCATGTTAATTAGAGGCACGCCTAACTCATCAACAAGGTCATCATCAATATCTATTTTGAGACCAGGATAGGCCTCTTCAATAGCGGATAATATGTAACGTACGCTAACTATAGGAGCCGGCAGGCCAGCCGAAGTTATATATTTACCGTCAACCCGAGAAAACATGCCCCCACTATACATGGGTATGTTAAAACCGTAAGTCGTCCCATCTGTAAACTCTCCATTCTGCTCAGTGGTCAAAATTCCTTTCTTTATCAGCCCCCCACGCTTATAATTAGGTAATTCCGAAGGAGAAATCAGTCCAAGAAAATACGGTATCTCGGACGGCAGTTGCTCTATGTAGTCAATAGCGGCACGGCGACTCTCAAAAAACGCCTTGACAAATGGATTGACCCCCGCCTTATGAAGGCTTCCCACGACACAATTACTGTTAGAAACAAAATCACTCCAATCCGTCCAGTCACCCAGGAAGAAAAGACGGTCTTTTTCGGTCTCTCCTGTACGGTCGTTATGCCACTCATAATCGTAATCAGCTAAATGATTGCCCAGTTCCTTTAAGCTGATGTCAATATCATTAAGCGCTTTCAGTCCTTTTACATTAGCCCACGTGAACACGCATTCGTATGCACCATCAGACGACACACCATTGAGATAAAGCGCTCCATTGTCAAACATCTTTATCCCGTTCACATAAAACTCCGCGTCAAAGGTTTTATTTATTAAAGAAGAGACGCTTCTTATATCGTCAGCCATACCAAACACAGCGCGGTTATGCTCTGTGACAGGAATGTTGAAGGTATAACTGTAAGAGGACTCATATTTGCTTATGTCGCTGTATAACTTGCTAACATAGTCAAGAGTTATATCACTCGGGCTGTTTAATTCTACTGAGCGGCGTTCTCCTGATACGACGATATAAAGTTCTTCTTTCATAGCAATTGGCTCTTTGTAACTGGTAATTCTATATCAAACTCAAAATCTTGCAGCCGAACAAGGTGATGCCTGCTGTATTTGTAAGTCCCGCCACTTATAACAACCGGCACCCATGCCCCGTCTACATACATATCTACTATCGGCGACATTACGACACTCGAAACATAGTCCAGCGTATGACGGTCTAAACTTACAGCACACAGCTTCATTTTCCGGTCTGTTACGACACACAAAGGTCTCTCGTTAGCTTCATATCCCCCGAGCTGTAAAGCACGCTCAAATTGAAGTTTATAATCTGATACCTCAGGGCTCGACTCAATATCCCCTATGCTAAAAAGATAATATTGGATAAAACCGAATCTGTCTACCCATCTAAGATATATACCCTCTTTTTCTGAGCGCTCCTGGACAACCGTCTTTACGGTCCCAAAAGGAGAGTTTACGCTATACGTCGTAGAGCCTGACGGGTGTTTCTCCGTAAATCCGCTTGCTGTGAGTATATCAACTGAGAACGGATAAGCCTTAAAATACTGAACAATACGTGTTCCTGTATTATCCGCAAACTGCCCGTACTTATATTCTGACGAGACAGAACCCCAGATAACAAGCACATTCGCGCTACCCGATACATCCCCAGAGACCGTTATAGTTACAGTCTTGCTCCTCTCGTTATAGGGGTCGCTAAAACAGAGTTGAAGGAGACGTGACACATATATATCGGCTGCCCCATTATATAGTGCTGCCTGCAAACTGTTGTCACCTATCGTAACAGTGACGTTCTTAGCGCTTGTTTCCCCTGATATTTTCACATATTGCGGAGAAAAAGCGTACGCTATTATCGCCGGAAATGTTATCATAGTCTTTGAGTTATTATATCTTGTTCTAAGGTAAATTCAATATCCCTTAATACTTTGTCATGCTCTATTGTCTGCCCGTCCTTAACACTTACCGGAAGCCACTCTCCGTTTGAATATTTTTCTACATGTGTGCTATCAAGCACTCCTAATACATAGGACAGTGATTCAGAGTCAATGTTTTCTGCCGAGCATTTTAATTGCGTGCACACTTTGTTCACAAAAGAACGTTCACCCAACTCCCCGTTGCTATTTTTCAGTCTATAATCTGACGTTTCAACAATAATCGAGCAGTCATTCTCGTCAAACAGATAATAATGGCGCTCCCCGTAAATATCTATCCATCTGATATAGACACCCTCTGTGGAAAGGCTCTCTAATATTTCATATTCCTCATCTACTCCCGACGGGTATAATTCAATAAATGTCCTGTCAAAAGTATTATCAAAAACTGCCACCGTATCTGCCGACTTATGACAAACCAATGTTCCAGATGTTTTTATCGGAACATCTACAAAGCCTATGATTTGCGTGTCATAGAGCTTGCCGTTGAAAGAAATAGAGTCAGCCCGTGACCCTCTGAATACCGAGACATAAAAGGGAAAGTTAATAAAATTAACAAGGATATTTTTTTTCTTGGCGGACAGCAAAAACCTCGTCAGGCCATTATCTGCGGAGCCATATACTACATACGTGTGAAAACTTAGCAGACTGGCTTTTTTACTGCGTAATGAGACATGCGCATATACAGTCCGTGTATCAGTCCATTCAGAAAACAGTGACCGTAAAAGCGAGCTTATTTCTATCCGCGAAACCATCATCCCACCCGCTATCTCTATATCTCTATTATGTGAAGGGCTACGCGTGTCAGACACACGGACAGTCAACCCGTCAAGGGGTGCCGATAGATTGACGCTAATATAGTGCCTATCATACACCATACACCACCTATCCGGGTATGTGAACTCTCCGTATGTATTAACTTCGCTACGCATTATACAGTGTCTAAGTTCTGTATTATCTCAATTCTATTTTGAGCTCTCGTGACTTCTCTTACATCCACTACCGGACGAACATTTGCAACAGCCTGGACAATAGCATTGCGCAGTTCGTCCATCTGCTCCGGAGAACTTGTCGACAGTAGGCCTCTCCGTGGAAGAGGGACATTATTGCCAATATTGTTCATCGCTATAAGTAACGGTTCAAACATCTTCGTGGCCTTAGCGTTGATGACGCTCTCGCCTGAGCTTATATAAGCCGGTATGCTGTCGCTTGTCGATGTTCCAGCGCCACGTATATTAACCGCGCCCGTAGCAAACTTAGCAGACTTGACTGTTGCGATTGCTTGCGCTATATTGGATAATATAGCGGCAATACCTCCTGCCATAGTCGCCAAACCTATAATACCTTTACCTGACTCCTTGGCTGTCATCTTGGCTATCGCCTCACCTGTGCTAATCGCTATCTGGGCAAGGGCTAAAACCTTTGCGAGCTTGGCCGCCGACTTACTGTCCTCGCCTAATTGCTCCGTTAAAGTTATAAGGCCGCCTGTCAGAGCTTGTGCGGCTTGCCAGCGTGCCTCGTCTGACTTTTCTATGGCGTCATTGGCTGAGGTCTCTACATTGACGAGTTTCTCCTTGGCTGCTATCCTCTTTGCATTATATTCTTCCTCCGTCTCGCCCATATTGCGACCCCTCGATTCTATTAGCTCAAGCTCTTTTTGCGCGTTATCGTATTCTATTTGCAACTGTTTTGCCTGCTCAGCTCCTATCCTTTTCGTTAGCTGTGCCCAGTAATCCGTCGCGCCAAATTCAAGCCTTTTATAGTGACCGTATCTTAGGTTGTCCTCTTCCTCAAAAGTTATCTTTAACTCGGCAAGACGGTTCTCCAGGCCCTGTATGAGAATGCTATTTTGCTTGTCTGTAAATTCCTGTTGTCGCCTGATATAGGCGGCATTATACTTTATCTGTAGATTCTCCATCATCGCATAATACTGCGATTCAGCCTGATACTTTTCATTAAGTTGCTGCGTTTCCTTGAGCATATCGTCCCTCTGTTCGGATGTCAACTCGGAGTCCTCGCCGTACTTCTCCTTTAGCTGCTTGCGTTTCTTATAATACTCTGCAAGACGCTCCTCGCTAACATCCTCACCTGTATAGAACTCGCCTTTTAGGTACTTAGACTTGAGAGAGAGCTCATCGGTTTTCTTCTGCGTAGAGTCTGACAGACTCTGCATGTATAGCCTTTTTCTCAAATCCGACATCAAGCCCTCATCGAGGCCTTCCATGGAGCCCGATATTATCTCCAGCTGGAGTTTATTGCGGATGCGCATCTCCTCCCTTATCCTTTCGGCCATAGCGGTGCGTTGCTTTTTAAGTGCCTCCACCTCAATGTCCGTAAGAAGCTGAGTCAGCTTCTCCACGTCTTTGGCATACTCGCTGTTCTTTAGCAAGTCCATCCGCTTTTTATTGACACTAATGAATGTCTGTATATCAAGAATCTGCTCCTTGTAGGCATTCTCTATTTTCAAGCGCTCTTTCTTGAAGAGATCGGTGATATTATACTCCTCATAGTCATTAAGTATCTTTTTATATTTCTTGATTGAGTTCTCCAGGAAGGTCCTGGCACTTTCCAGTTTGTCGCTCGTAGGAAGGTCATCGTCATTAAAATCACCGGATTTAGTCGGATTTGATGCACTGTCGACTTTCCCGTACAACGCTTCGTTTCTCTGCTCCTTTGTAAGCCGCATATCCAATTTGCGCATTACAGCTGCCGCAGTAGTGCCTGTAAACGCTTTATGGTAATCGGTATTTATGCCAAAGTAAGCTCCCACGGTGCTACCGATGCCAGCTTCTTTGAATCTCTTGTGAAGCTGGTTATAAATATTATCAATAACATCCTCTACGCCTATGTTCGGGTCGTATGTTATGCCCAGTTCCGTAGCCGAGTTCATCATCTGGTCATAGGCGCGTCTGTACTGGTCCATCAATACACGTGTCTTCGCCTCCTTTTTAAGCAGCTCTATACGTGTGTCAATGGAACTATTAATATCGTTATAGGTCTTAAACTGAGTGCCCAGCAAGGTATTAACGCGATTTATAAGCTCTATCTCACGTAACTCGGCCTTGCTGCGCTGCTCGGCGGCTTTCTTAGCAGCGTCGTCTCCGTCTTTACGGTTCTGATTGGCATCATCCCACGCCTTTGTTGTGTCAAGAACGCGCTTGTGAACTATATCTAACTCATCCTGTATCTCCCTAAGCTCATTGACTTTCCTTTCATGGCCGGGCGACTTGTCCTCTTTGTCAAACAGCTCGATATTCTCTGAGAGAGACAAGGTCTCCCTGTATGAGCTCCATCGTTCCCCAAGATTACTGTTAAGCTGTTTTAGATAAGAGTTCTCCTCCTTAATGGCAGCGGATAATGCTCGCTCTGCATACTCAAAATCCTTAGTGCCTTTTACCGCCTTATTCCTTGCGATTGTGAGCTGAGTAACCTTATCATGTGCCTCCTTTAGCTTTTTGTTAAGGTTGTCAAGAGTTCGTATCGACTCAGTTCCCTCTCCCGTGAGATTATCAATACCTCTTAACTCTGTATCAATATCCTTTAGCTTATTTTCTACCGCATCGGCATCCTCTACCGCCCTTTTAATCGCGAAGAAAACCTCGAAGACCGCTGTAATTGCCAAGAACGGAGCAAAGCTTTTCAACAATCCGGCTACGGCTAAACCAAACCCTTTTGCCGCCAGGCTCATCCTGTTGAAAGCTAACTGTATGCGGACAGCGCCCTTCTGTATTGCGACCGTCTCGGTAGTGAAAGTTCTGGTACGCAGCATGCTTTGGGCGTTAAATACCGTCGATAACGCTATTGCGGCCTTGCTTATACCACCTGTAGCGAGAACCACACGCCTTTCCGCAAAGGTCATAGTGGCGGCTAAAATTGTCCGGAACTTAAATAGAGCCGGATATAGGGGCTTTAATAAAAAAGCGGCTACCATAGACTGCACAAGCGTTATTAGGGCCTCTATTTCCCTGCCAAGGAAACGTATACCCTCGGTCATCGTATTAATTGTGCCTACGAATATTTTGCCCGAATCCCTGTCATACACGGAAATCAAGAAATCATCCCACGCTGATTTGAGTGTGTAAATAGCCTTGGAAGTATCGCCAAGCGACATCTCGAACATGCGTGCGTTCTCACCGTAGGAATTTTTCAAAAGGTCATTAAGAGCGATAGCGTCATCTATATTATTGATAACCTGTGCCATACGGGGCGCGGCATATCTTCCAGAGAAGAGTTTGAGGTCGCCCAGGCTCTCACCTAAACCCGCCTCCTTCATCTCCTTCAATATCGGAAGTATACCTTCCATGCGTACACGTGTCTCATCAAGCTCAATGTTATATTTCTTCAAAACTCCTCTTTGCTTCGCCGTTCCTTTGGCAGCAGACACAAGCGCCATGGCTATCTGCTTGACGCCGGTTCCCGCATCTGAGCCTGTCATGCCGACATTAGCCAGTGCGCCTATAAGCGCTACAGTCTCTTCCAGTGAAACATTTGCGGCATGGGCAGACGGTCCGGCTGTTTTCATAGCCTGACCGAGCATATTAAGATTAGTTGCGGAATTAGCACAAGCTGACGATAGCACGTCATTGATATGCGCTACATTCTCAACCTGCATGCCAAAAGCACGCATCGCTGAGCTCGAAATCTGAGCCGCATCCGCCATACTGACAACATTAGCCTGCGCCAGCTCAAGAGTGGGTTTTATGGAGTTAAGTATCTCCTGCGTGCTAAATCCCTTTCTCGCGAGCTCTTCCATGCCGGCAGCGACCTCCTGAGCCGTATATCTCGTAGTACGCCCTAACTCTCGTGCTTTCTCAGTCAGCGCCTCAAACTCCGCGGCAGTAGGGTTAGCAACCGCCCTGACACGTGCCATGCCATCCTCAAAAGCCCTGGCTACGTCTAATACATTATTGGCGAGACTACCGAAAGACAGTCCCCCTAATATGCCTGTTATTATCCCTCCAAGGGCATTAAATCCTCCTGACAGTTTCTTTAAGCCCTGAAGAGCGGACTGATAGTTACCTACATTCCGGTAAAAGCGCAGCGTAGCGGCCTCCGCCTCCTTTATCTCGGTTGTGACCTTCTTAATCTCACTAAGTTTCTTTATCCCCTCGACGCCATTTCGGGCAGAACGAGAGAGATTGTCATACTCTTTATTGAGGTTACTCAACCGCGAGCGCAACTGAGAAAGGCTGCCATCTGCCTTACGCTCTTGTGTGAGATTGTTCTGGAGCTCCTTGCTATACTCATTGATAATCTTCTTAGTCATCTTGGTCTGCTGACCAAGAGCCGCCATCTGCTTATTATAGTCACTATCCGATATAGCACCTGCTCTCTTCTGCCTATTAAGCGCATTTACTGCGTTTTTAACATCTCTCAGCGTAGCTTCGTAACGTCCTAAAGCCTTTATAGCCTCCTCATAATCAACCTTGATGTGAAGAACCTTGTCTATCGTGCTTCCTGTTAAATTTGGCATATTCGGGGTGTTATAGAATGTTAGTAATTCTGACTACGTCAGAGCCCACACGGATAATTATCTTCCCGCCGAGCTCGTTGACTTTCTGCTCTATTATTGACGTGAATATATCATCCGTGCGCCTGTCTCTATGCAATTTCGTGCCATCTTTCTTTATCTTCCTGGCTATCAGCCAAGCTACAGACTTATAATCACGCATACTGGAGAGTGGCCGTCTGTTCCGGCCAAGACCAAAGCTTCCCTGTATGTTCTTGTCGAGCATCCATCGCAGAATGATGTCGCTGAACTTATACGGGACACGCCCACCTCCTCGCCCCTGCTCCATATTGCGGAATGACCTGCTGCCCCATAGGATGCCGTCAACACCAGTTGTCTCGATCTTCAAACTACGCACACTGTTGCCTGACGCATTACGGGACAGTGAGGCCATTCTCGCTGTCATGACAAGTTTTATCGCCATCAAGGTGTCGCCTATAAGCTCGGTGACATAAGCGGCGTTGCCTACCTGTGATGAAATACTCGGCTTATTCATACCATCAACTCTCCATTACACAATACCACTCCGTCTTTCTCCTCCAGCTCCAGCTCAAAGCAGACACCCGTGACGTTGGAGTCGAAGGCATCGTACGCAACTTGATAAGGAAGAGCGCCCTCCAACGGAACAAACAGCCCACTGCTATTGAAGCCCGAAAAAAATTTCATGGCCGCGTGCTTGAGAGACTCAACAAGACAGTCGTTGGCGGCCCCGTCAAAGTCAAATTCCGTAGGGCAGACAAACCATAGTTGCGTCCTCGGCCTATCACGGAACTTGTCGTGACGCAGCAAAAGGGTTCCTGATGGGGGCAGTATGTATATGACGTGAGGAGACGCAAGCTTATCGAGCTCAACATTAGCCTGTGTATAGTCCACGAAAAGGTACTTGAAATCAGGCAGGGAGGAAGCGACGATACTCCTAACTTTGTCCTCTACCGTGCGAAATCTGTTTTTTGTGCTCATATCTTCGCTGTGCTGCGTTATTTCGTTGAAGGTGATAACTTGTCCACGGAGACGTATAAACTCTTGTCAGCGGCGTTTTTTGGGGGTATTTCCCTTGCTGAGATATATCTTCTGCAACCTGCGCTCATACTCCTGCTGCTTATGGTCATTGAGCATGCAGAAATAAATCCTCACCCAAGCCACACCCCTGACCTCGTTCTGGTCGGTAATGCCCATGCGTTTGGCGTACCAGTCGAGCACCCCGAAAGAGCCGAAACTCAAGTCCTTTACACCTGCCGCTATCTCTTCCGAAGAGTAGTCGGTCTTCATGGAGGAGAAAAGGCCGTTGATGCGCTCAAGTTCCCTGGAGCAGAAATTGACAAAGCCAAAGACCTTATTCACGTCCTCGCTATACACGTCCAGCTTCTTGCCGAAGATGATGTCGCAAAGGCTGAACACCACATCCCCCCCCGTGTCGAGGCTCCTGAGGTCGTCAAGCTGGCCGTAAGTGAGAAAGTTAAGACTGTCCGGGACTCTCTCGCCGCACAGCGTGTCGGGACGTGGCTGCGCCCTGAGGACATTCATCATATCGTCTCTGTCACGCTCACTGCTGTATGCTGACAGCATGAGGAAGGACTTATACGTGGGTGCCGATGTCTGTTGTGTTCTAATCATATCAATTTCTGCAATGTTTATGGACCTTGGCCCTTATGCCCGTAGAGACGGGGACCCTGTGGAACCACATACCCATAGCGAGAGCGTCGGAGTAGTCCGGTGAGCGCCCCAGCATTTTCTTCATCTCAGGTTTGCCTATGATGGTCTTCCGGCGTGTGTCGTTGTCTATGTCAATCTGACGGACAACAGAAAGCTCCTCCTTGATGCGCTCGCGCTGGTCGCGTGTGCAGATGATACGTATCATCCTGCGATTGATAAGGTCGGCCAGCTTGAAGTAACACTCACTGCGAAGATTGGCATACCTCGGGTCTGCCGGGCGCGCGCCGCCGTGGAACTCACGTACACCGGGAATGTAGGAGCTCAGAAAGTTGCCTACCCCGTCAGCGTCCACTATACAGTCAGAGGGCCGCACACGCGCCGAGAGCATGATGCCCCTGATTGTCTTCTCTACCTGCTTGCCTGGAGAATAGTCCTCGTCGGCGGCCACGCTGGCGACACAGCCAGCCCACGAGAACGCTATGAAACGATCGTGGCCCTTTGTGGCTATGTCAGCCGAGAGTGTCTTGCGCCCCACAGGGATGATATGCTCGTTGTAGAACAAGTCCTCTATAGCGTCGGGCTCTATAAGCAGCGTGGGGTCATCGTCATACTCGAACTCCCCATACACAAGTCGTCTGACCGTTATAGCGTCCGAGCGCATGAGATTATCTATATAGTCCTGCGTGATATACGGATTATCCGAAGGCAGGGAACGTATGAAACGCCTGTAGCGTGGCAAGCGCCCCATCTTGTCGGGCTTGTAGAAGAGCGTGTAAATCCAGCCTCTTGAGGGGTTACACGTGTAGAGCGCCTTGGGCTTGACCCGCCACTTGGTGCCATCCGGGTGGCGCCCTGTAAGGACGGAGAAACGGCCCTTCAGGACGTTGATGACTTTCTCGCTCACCTCCTGGCACTCGTCAATGAATAGGTCGGTGATAGCGAAGGAACCGAAGCGGTCAAAGTTGGGGTCGGTGGGCTTCTTCTTGAAGTAAACAAAGTATATCTTGCTGCCGTTGGCGAACTCCATGGTGTTCTTCACGCCGGCCACGAACCGCATCTGGCTGCGATAGTACTCAGGCAGCCTCGCCATGACCTCCTTGAACGTCACGAAGGTTGTCTTCATGAGCTGCGTGAAGTCATCACGGCCTATCATGCCGACACTGCCGGGGTACTGGAACCGCATCATTATCTGCCACAGGCAGCCCAGCACGGTCTTGCCACCACGCGCGCCACCGCCATAGAGCACCTCACTGACACTGTTGTCCATGTCCGTCAGGGCGGCGTAGGCCTCCATCTGCTTGGGCAGGAGCGTCAGCGTCGTGTCCTCCTCCGGCGTGGATTCCGGAACCTTGATGTTTCTAAGTCTTCCCATTATCCACCTCCCTCTTCTTCTCCGGCTCCTCAGAGTCCGTTATCTCCTCGGCGTCCGCGTCGTGTATCTCCTCGCGTGTGCGTGTCTCAGCCACAAGATTGATTACAGGGGCACCAATCGCCCTGCTCCCCTGGGACATGTCCATGTTCTGACGGAGACTGAACAGCGCGCCCGCCACAACAGGAGAGTATTCGCCGAGCAGAGCCCCCTCTATGATTTGCGACATGAGGAATGCCTTGATACGCTGTAACAGGCCGAGATACTCCATTTCCGTATTGTTGAGGTCAGCGCGCTTCTCCATATTGCGGATAGTGGTCGAGAGCCACTCCTTGCTCATGCCGATAAAAAGATTAAACGAAACCTCGGTCATGGGAGCGAGGCGCTCGACTCTCTCCGCCTGTATCTCGTCACCAGCCTTCTTGCTCCTCTTCTGGCGTGACTTCTGGGTGAATGAAATCTTGTGGGTGGAATAAAAGTCCACATACTCCTCGAACTTCTTGCACAGCGAGATGTAGTCATACTCTCTCCGTGATGGGGGCTTGATGACGTAGTGTGTCATCTGCTGCCATCTCGTGAGCTCCGGAGTCATAGGAGGAGCCTTGTCCGGTTTGAGCTTCTGTCTCCTGACGATATGGTCGTCTGGTGCAATGCGGGTGTCGTCTGTCATATTGTCCCAAAGTTTGTGCAAGCACTAAGAAAATAAGTGCCAATGCAAATCGTGCGCCTGTTTTAGGTGGTAAAGGTACAAATAAAATTCGTATTACACAAACTTTTAATGTGAAAAAATTTTACACCCCGACAAAAGTCTTCCAGCAAGCCTTTCAACACGTCTGTTTGGGGGCTGTCTGATTTTAACATGCGTTAACGTTGTAACATTGTAACTGTAACATTTGCCTGAAATTATTTCTCCCACGTGCCCATTAGGCGTCATTAGGCGTCATTTTTGCACACTTAGGCGTATGTGTGCAATTTTCTGTTACGCCTATTACGCCTAATCGCCTATTTTCTGTACTTTTATAGACTTTTTTTGTTACAATGTTACAAATTTATATAAGTGTCTGTGCATCAGTATGTTACCTTGTAACATTTCGTGTAACAGAAGTGTAACAGAAAAAAAATGGTTACAGAGAATTTTGGTTTGTTACATCAACTGTTACAAATGTTACAGTTAATATGTGTTGCGTTTTGTAAAGACGTTCAAATTTTAGGACTGAAAAACAGGGACAAAAAATCAGAAAATAAAACGCCGAAAATTTGAATTAAAATCGACATTTGCTTTTTTCGGAGTTCCCAAATAGTAAAATTTGGATAAGAAAATACCGTGATGCTTCGTTTGTGGACCTGTATTATCGTGTGCGCGTATGTGTATAATATATGTTTTGCTTCCCGACTCTTTCTTGAAATAGTCAAGTGACTCCTTCACTGCCTGCGCCCCGTAATTCTGAGAAAAACGTACCATTAGCCTGTGCCCCCTGCCACATAGTCCCCCCCCTGCGTTTTGTCGGTGTGCGGATTGTCCTTTTGGCCTACGGCCAACTGATCGCCCTGTCGGTGTGCGGATTGTCCTTTTGGCCTACGGCCAACTGATCGCCCTGACCACTGTGAACAGATTGTGCAATTTGCCCCCTTGTCACCCTACGGGAGACAAGACGCCCTGAGACTGATGGCTGCATGCCATGTGAACAAATTGTGCAAAAAGCTCTGGTGGTGAAGCTTCTGAGCGCCATGTGAACAAATTGTGCACAAAACTCTGGAGCTGCCTGTCTCCCTGTGCTGCCTGCTGCCTGCTGCCTGCTGCCTGCTGCCTGCTGCCTGCTGCCTGCTGCCTGCTGCCTGCTGCCTGCTGCCTGCTGCCTGCTGCCT